GGGAGGGGGGGCTGCGCGAAAGGGTGCCCCCCCCCACCCAGTAGAAATGAAGTGTAATTCGACTGGCTACCCATTGATTTTGCACACTTTTCACTTTGAAACATGACGTTCTGCGAGGCGTTTTCGCCTCCGTTCTCGAGCGAAAGGTGCCAGGATACCCGTTTTCTATTGACGGGGCACCACGTCCATCGACGAGGCACATGGTCCGGAGCGACAGAAGGCCCTCAGGAGGCCCAGGAAGGCCCTTCCCTCCCCCGCAGGCATCTCGAGACCCCCAGGCCCTTCCCGGCCGTCTGTGGCCTTCCCTGGGGCTCGGCGGGGCGGTCCAGCCGGCCGCGCCACATTGGTCAGGCGCTGGGTAACCATGTTGACAAATCACAACATGCCGTGGTAAATCGACAACGTGCCCCTGGAGGGGCTCGGTTATCAACACGAGATGGAGATGCAACATGACAGCGAATGAGAAGGCCCTGATCGAGACGATCAAGGACACGATCCTGGCCCGGCTCCAGAAGGCCAAGGAGGGCATCAAGTGGTCGAAGCTGATGGCGTCGATTGCCACCAAGTTTCAGCGGGCCGACATCGCAACAGCAATTGAGCTCCTCCGCAAGCGCGGCAAGCTGGTCATCGAGATCGTCGGCGGTAAGGGCAGCAAGCGCCGTGGTCGCCCAGGCAAGCTCCTGGTGCTCGCATAATGGCTCGACCCGCAAAGGTCCAGGGACCGACCAAGCCCCGCAAGGCAGTGTCGGCGGAGCACAAGCCTCTGCCGGTCGCCGGGTACACGCCCCAGAGCGACGACAATGTCAAGCTGGCGGATGAGTTCAAGCACGCCGAGGAGCGCTATCTGCGACTGCTCGACAAGCTGATGACGCACCACGGCCATACTCCGAAGTACGATCAAAAATGGGTTGCGGTGGCTCGCACGCACATGCAGCAGGCCAACATGGCGGTGGTTCGAGCGATCTTTCAGCCCCAGCGCATCAAGCTCCCAGAAGATCCGGCCTAAACCCCAGGTTTCGCGTTCGGCCGTTGGGCCCCGTCGATGAGAGTCGGCGGGGCCTTTTCGTTAGTCGCGCATCTCGCTGCAGTCTATGCCGTGCTTCTCCATCAGGTCCATAGCCTGGTCGGGGAGCGTCATCACGCCGTCGTAGTCGGTGAGCTTGCGCTTGCCGGCGGGGTCGATCTCGAATGTGAGTCCGATGTTCTCGTACAGGCCGAAATGGGGAACCTCCCATTCGATGTAACCGGTGTTGTCGCCGTTGAGGTAGAACTCCATCACGTTCTTGGCGCGCTTGGCGAGCTGGCGGTAGCCCCAGGAGCCCTCTTGACCGATGGGGCTGTGGAACGTGTAGGTTTCTATTTTGGTGGATTCTGTCATGTGGTCATCCCGTTGTGAGCTTGCAGCCAAGCGTTTGCCCGGCCGATCCAGAGCAGCGCGGAGTCGTGCAGTCCGCCCAGTTGATTGACAGCGCGCACCTCAACATAGTGTTGTGCGCCGATGTCGGTGCGAAAGCGTGCGATGTCCGGAGCGCGCCGTATGCGATACAATTTGGTGATCTCGTCGTAATCCACGATCCAGCCATCGGCGTGAGCCTCAGCTTGTCGAGGGAAGTCACCGACGTCGGCCTGTGATGACCGGCCTCGATTGTCCGCCGCGTTGTCGATCATCTCGATTGCGCGAAACGCTGCGGTGTGCGCGCTCACGTAGTTGCGAGCGACGTCGGCCAGGGCCTTAGCCTCGGCGATGGGGAGTCGGATGGTTGTCAATTTCCACCGCCCACGATGATTGACTCCAGTGACACGCCCAGCGCGTCACACATGGCCGCCAGCGTGCTAAGCTCGATGTCTGCGGCCGGGCTCAGGATGGCGGTGCGAATGGTCGCATACGGCACCAGTGAGCCGTCACGTCGCACGGCGCGGCGATGGATCTCGGCGTAGCTCTTGCCGTCCGCCGCTTTGATGAGTCGGTTGCGCCAAGCCTTGATCGCCATCACGTTCGCGCCCGGGGCGATACTATCCATCTCCGCGATGCGCGGAATAGTTACGGGTCGTCCTGCAGTCATTGTCAAAGCCTCCTTTTTATTGTTAAACGTCAATGTCCAAGACGTGATCGTCCCAGGTGAAATAGACGCAATCGCGATTGAGCCACTCCGCAACGGCCTCATACAGCTCGGCGTTGTTCATGCTTGCATACTGATCGTGATTATCATCGATGTGGCTCAGGATGGCCTCGCGAAGCGCTGCATCGCGCTCTGCTGCCTTGCCGAATACGCAGGTTCCGTGACCTGAGTCGTTATCGTAGCCGTAGCTGTAAACCGTGATCTTCATGACTGGCCCTCCTCTAAATCAGACGCATTTGCGCCGGTTGCTGGTGTGGATGTCGCCGCGACGGTGCGAGGCGGCGGACGGTGTAGGGCGTGCCGGTGGCGCGCTGATAGGCAAGCGCAACGGCGCGGGCGTCATCACGCGAGACGAAGTCAACACCGATGCTGATGCGCCTGCGATGGAGTCGGCGGTAAACGCGGAAGCGCATTCTCAACCCTCCTTGTTATTTGTCAACGTTTGGCGCGCGGCTGTGGCTGCTCGTCGAGCGTCGTTTCGAATTCATCGAATTTCACGTTCTTCTTGCCGTGGTCGCGGCGGACCTTGTCCTTGAACTCATTGGCCGCGAGCTGTGTTGTGAATGTCGCCGGAATGCAGCCCGGAACCTCGACGTGATAGGCGAGCACGATGTAGATTTTCATGAGTCATTCTCCGTTGTTTGTTGTCAATTGACGCGGCACAGCTTGCCGATGCGATACTTGATTGACGCGCGCCAGCTGCAAAACTTGCGCGTTGCATGCTCACGTAGCACCGTCCGAAGTTCGCGCCACCCGAATGTCACATAGGACTCTTGCAGCACCCACCAAGACCCGCGCCCGATCGTTTCGTGCTCGGCAAGATATGCATCGATCGCGTCACTTGTGCTGAGGTCTGGCGGGTCGATCTCGTCGTCCTCGCAATTCTCGTGGATGTAGTCGCGAAGAAGCGAGTCCACTTCGTTGCGCGTGCCAAACACCATGAAGTCGGAGTCTGCGCCGAAGTCATGGCGGCGGACTAGCACGAATGCGGTCATGTGCAGCGGGTACTTCATCAGCGCACCCAATACGTGACGCCATCGAACTCGACGGCTGTATAATCCATCTGCAACTCTCGCGCGGCCCGCTCCCAGTCAATGCAGGTATAAGGCCACGCCACCTTGCGATCGATTGCGCCGATATCCTCGGCGAACTCTTGCGCGTACTCCTCGAAATGGGAGTCGCGGATGAGCTGCGCGCCGTGGCTCCAGTCGCTGGTGTAGCCTTCGGCGTCGTCCGCCAGCTTCTTGAGCTGTTTCAACTCCTCCGCTTCTTCGCCCGACTCCCACTCAAGGAGTCGCTGCTCGGCGGTTGCTAGTTCGGACTCCAGCTTCGCGAGGATCGACTTGCGCGGACGCTTGCGCGCAAGCTCCTCATCGAGTGCATCGCGGGCATCGCCGCGCGCCTCGGTGTAGGAGTCTAATTCCATTTCAAGCTCTTCGATTGCCTCAATCACTTTGTGCGAGTTGATGATGTTGTTTCTATTGGTCGGTCGTGACATAGTGTGAATCTCCTTTGTGTTGATTTCTGTCAATGGTTCAGGCGTGAGTCATTGCCACAGCAGATTTTTGCCGCGCGTCGGGGCTTTGCGGTACACTTTCAAGGGTATGTGTTCGGCGTCGTTCGTTTCGTATATCTGGCGCAGCTCGCGTAGCAGCGGGGCGTATTCCGTTTCTGTTGCAAGTCGGCCCATCTTGAGCCAACTACGATCGGCGCCGCCGTGCTGCCCTACATGGGCGTAACAGGCAATTTGCCAGCCGTTGCGATCCCATTTCATGGTTGGGAAATAGGCGCACAGCTCGCCCTTGTAGACGCGAAAAATAACCGGGAGGATCTTTGTTTTCGTCATGGCTTAGTAATCCTGGCAAGCGTCGCGAAGGGACTGCAGACCGGCGTCGCCGATGGCGGCGCGAAGCTTCAAGGCGATATCCAGGCATTGCCGGTATGTTTTCTCAGCTTCGCGAGAGTCGGAGTCGTAACCATATTCTGCGGCCCAGTCCTCGAAAGTGCCGGAGTCCAGAACGCTAGAGTCCAGGGCGAGGGATGCGAGCACATCGGCAGCCTTCGGCGTGAATTGCTTGCGCTTCTCGCTTCGTCCCGCCTGAATGATCGGACGACCGTAGGAGTCATAGCCAAGCGTCTCGGCGGGAATAAAAGCCGTTTTTCCCTTTGGTCGGCCGCACGTTTCGTATGTTGTCCCGTGCTCGAATCCGGTCTCAATTTCGCGCGTGATGGTGTCAAACTGCCAAACTAGGCGCTTGCCGTACACGCCGCCGAATGCCTTGTACGCCGGACAATGCCCCTCCCCCGCCGCATATTCCGTTGTGAGCACGTGGCGGCCGTTGCGCTTAATGGTGACCTCCCAATTCAGGGAGCGCCAGCCCTTGCGCCCGCGCTCGTCTTTCGCCTTGGGATTCGGCGCGTTACGCGACTGACTCCAGGGAATGAACACGGACTCGACGGTCACGCCGTGCGCGGTCATCCATTCGGCGATGAGGTCGGCCGGTTTCTTCGCGGTTTCTTCGGTCATATTGTCTTGCCTCCTGATTTTATTGCGGTTGATTGTCAAATTACGCCCTATGTGGTGAGTCGTCAATGTTTTACATGCGATAAATCAACCCGTCATCGCCAACCATGTAATCCGGCGCGCGAAGCTTGCGCGCGGCTTCGCTTAGGCGGTCTCCGAGTCCATCCGCCTCCAGCTCGCGGCGATCCCAGAAGCCGGACCCGTGGCCTTGTGAGGTCAGGAACAGGTCGCACCCGATCCGCTCCGGTGTCATGCCTGCGGCGATGGCCTTTAGAATGTCGAATGTCGCTGCAGTCTTGAACGCTTCACAGTCCGCGATCATTTCGGCCAATGTCTCAGGCGCGATTGCTTCGCGTGTCGCTTCCCAGTATTCCAGCGCGTGGCCGTCCTCGCCCTCGCCTTCCGGCTTCTCGATTAACCAAAGCATGGCGTTAATATAGCCGTCCGCAATCGCATCCGTAGCAATGCCGGAGTCGTCGCGTGCAGTCCCGAATTCAGACTCGACGGTCGCGCCCGGGTGCCGTTCGCGTGCCACCTCCTCCGCTTGCGACCGTGACGGGGCACGTGTGAAATATGAGACCTCGCCGCATTCGGACTCGACTTGCCACAGCGGCTCACCAATGCCCCAATATGCCCCGCCGCTATCATAGCCGCCGGAGTCAATGGTGACCGCTGAGACCGTGAGTCGTGGCGACTCGATGCCGCGCCCGTAATTGTTGCGCCTTCCCATTGGCGCGCCATATTTGCTCGAAACCTCAGGCAATTTAGACATTGGTCGCCCTCCCTTTGCGCTTCAATATTTCGATTGCAAGCGACTGCAGGTCGCCCGGTTGCGTGTTGCTGACTAAGCGGTGCGCCGCTCGCCTAGCCTCAGGCATCGGCCAATGCCGCGACCTCAGGCGATTGACGCAATCGTCAAAAACTACCTGCTGAATCAACGTCACTTGCCCGCCTCCTCTAAATAGCGTTGTGCGTTTACAATCTCTGCCCGGACAATCGCCAACGGATGCGGCGTGAGGTTGGACTCGGCGTGCGGTGCCATTGCGAGCACGCGCAGGGCGTTTTCCAGATTGACGCGGGCTTGCTCGATTGGCGAGCGCTGCAGTCCGCGCATTGCGCCGCGTCGCGGTGTGTTGTTATTTGTCAATGTCGACTCCATCGTTTGACGAGTCGGCGCATTTCGCGCCTATCGTGGTCGGTGTAGTGTGAGCCATGAGCCACGACTCCCGCCGCAACGCATGCCGGGTCAGATTGCGGCACCCATAGGCAAGGCGGATTGACCGCGCGAGTCTCGAATGTCGCTGAAATGTAAGCAGCTATAATGCCAGCTGCTAGCAACGCTGAACGCAACACGGGGCGACTCCTCAATCCAGATACTTCGCCATGACATAGCCGCCGATATCGCCGCGAGTTTGCGTTCGGTCTGCTTCCCATCCGTCAAAGGACATGGGGCCGTCAGGCTCTAGCTGTAGCGTCTCGACAATGTCGGAGTCGCCATAGCCATATGCGAGCATCGCGCGCCACACTTCGGCCTTGCGTCGCTCTTTGCTGCTGCATTCGCGGCGGAGGGTTGAATAGGTCCAGCCGAAAACCGCCAAGGCAGAGCGAATGCGTTTTTTCGCTTCGCTCAGTTGGCGCACGTAGAGTCCGACGCTCTTGCGTTCAATCATTACAGCGCCATGAAATCCCACGGCCGAGTCGAGGTCTGTAATCTCGATTGCTTCGGCGTAGTCGCCGCAGTGCTTGATCCAAATCCCGCCGTGCTCTGCGTTGATATCGCCGAAATAGAGCCATTCGGAGTTGCCGCTATAATCCACATTCTTGCGCATTGTCTCGCCTCCTCTAGCGTTGTTTGTTGTCAGTGTTCGCGGCGCGATTTGTCGCGACGCTTGCGGTTGATGCGATCGGCGCGCCTGTTTTTGCTGCCATGGCGCGAGTCGACCATTGCGGCCCATGCATCGAATTCCGGGGAGTCGTGGTGGCGTTTCATGTTCCTAATCCTTTGTGCTTGCGGACCTCTTGAGTCGTGGCGAGTCGTGCCGCGACGAGTTTAAGCCATTTGCCGCGCAATGCGGGCGACGACTCCGCCGCGCGTTGCGCTTCCTGCACAGTGCGACCGCTTGCCATTCGGCGAATATGCAAACCGGTAACGTCGTCGCGGAATAGCAGGCGATAGTAGACGCGGGGAGGCATTACACGCCCCTGCTACGTGGTAGGAATTCGCGCGCGCGTTTGATTGCTTCGCTAACCATGCCGGGGAAGTAGTGGCAAATGGTGCAATTTTCGCCGTGCCTCGCGCGGAATGCCGTGCAATTGCGATTCATCGGATCGGAACTGCGATGCGCGGTCCAGAATTCCGAATAATCGTCGATCGAATAGACCGACCCGCAAAGGGAGTCGCGGCCGATCTCCAACTCGTCGCCGTTGTCGTTAACGATGTAAACGACAACGCTAGAGTCGAAAGCGACATACTCGCCCGAGTCCAGCTTAGATTGCGTTTCGCCGTCTTCGTCGTCGCCGTCATATTGATAGCCGTGGTCGCGATCCAGCTCCAAAGCGACACGGAGTCGAGCTGTCCGGAATTCCCATACAGTGTCGCCGTAGAACGGCTTGCGGCGTGGCTTGCGTGCCGTGGTGGTCTTTGCCATTGTCGTGAGTCCTTTTGCGTGGTTGATTGTCAATCTGTTAGAAACGCTTTGCACATTGCTTCGCGAATGTCGGAGTCCTGCTCGTCCGCGAAGTGATAGCGCCACGCGATTGCCTGTTGACCAACTAGACGCTTGCCGCGCAATTGACGCTTGCCCGGTCGTTTACGCTCGACAACTAAACTTCCGTCCGGCAGTGCGCACGCGCTGTAGTGGCGGCCGTCATGTAGGATGCGAGTTTTCATGGCGCGATTCCTTTGTGCGTTGTGGTCTGTCAATGCTTAGCGCGTGATCGTTTCGCTTAGCCAGGCGTGAAACACCTCGCCAATGTAGTCTTTAATATCGTTTCGATTGCGCCCCGTGACTCGAGTGTCAAAGCCGTTGAAAGCCGGGGTAACAATCACGTTGTGTTCGGTCCAACCATCATACATGCCGGACTCGTGCATATGGTGAAAGCACGTCCTAAAGATGAGTTTTTTCTCGGTCCATTCTACAAGCTTTGTTCCCGCGTCAAAGCCTGAGCCAGAAGGCGCGGATTCCATCAATTCAGCGATGGAGTCGGCGTGCTTGCCGCGCCATTCATAGTTGCTCGATGCTTCACAATTGCGGATTGCCTGTAAATAGTGAGCAAACCACTGGAGTCGCGTTTTGATTTGCAGAGTCATTGATCGAGTCCTTTGTTGAGGTTGCGGCAAACGCAGAACGAAAACTGAATGCGGCCAATTCGCAGGAAGCGGATTCCGCCAACCTTGAAGGCGCGAATGCTGAATGATGCGAGCATGTTCGAGTCCTTGTTCGCTTGCTTGTGAATTCACAATGCACCGAGTCGCATTGCCAAACAATTAAAATATTGACGGTCAACCACATTATTCGCGACACCTCACAATGCGCGCTGCGACACTCTATAAATAGGCCACGCCGAGACTGCAGTCTGCACGTCTCGCATTAGTCGACTCCCGACTCGGCGTGTTGTTGGGCGTTCCAGCCCGATATTTAACCGATTGGTTGAACGTTGACTCGGTCAACTATTGCCGTTGTAATTGCAAGTCGACGCGGCGGCGTGGTCGACTCTCATGTTGTATTGTCAATTTTCCATAAGATTTATTCTGCGAATGGAAAGGAGCAAGCATTTCAAGCGTTTGCCTCCTCCCCCGCATTGTCGCGTGTCAGTGCATGGTCATACCAATAACCAATGTCGAGATCAGCCAATAATGTGGCGCGAATGTCGCATATGTTGGTACGCATCATGCTCTATTGCACTGACTGCAGCGCATAAAGCACGCACAAACATAGAACAAGCTGGCAACTGGGGCGTCGAGGGACCCGTTGCGTCTACAGTTGTAGCTGCGGCCGGCCGGGGGAGTTGCATATGCGAAAGGAAACCTCGGCGTCGGCGCAACGAATGCATTTGCTAGTCGCGGGCGCACACGCCGATAGAAATTTCAGGGGGTAGGGGGGACCCGCCGCGGATCCTGCCTCCTCCTCCGCACCCCCCCTCCCCTTCGCGAAAAGGGGACCCAAAAGGATCCCCCGGCAGAGGAGGTTGACCCAGTACCTTGACAGTTCACAACGTCGCAGGTATAGATGTTGAGAGTTGTCAATCTGTTCTCGAGTGCCCATATCGCTCTCGAGGTCTGTGGTGAGGTTCCTGGTGGCGGATTTGTTGTTCTGGCTCTGGCCGATTTGTAGCGTACTCGCCACGGCGGCTTATGCTGTCTGGCAGCGCCGGCAGATGGAGCTCATCAAGGACAAGCTGGCTGACTGCGAGAGGAAGGCCGCCGCCAACGAGTATTGGTGCGGCGCTGTCGACCGACGAGCAAGCGACCTGGCCGACGTCGCCAAGGTCGCCGCCGAGCGCATTGCCGCCCTCCAATCCGCAGAACCGACCGGCCACGTGTCGCGCGCCGAGCTCCACAACGAGATCTCGCACATCGCCCAGGCCATCCTTTCGCTGAACAAGCGAACAATCGACATCGGCAAGAGCGCCGACGAGGCTAACGCCGCAGCCATGAAGTACGTCGGTGACGCAGTAAACAATTTGTCTGAGGATATCAGCGGAGTTGACGATAAGGTGGAGGCCGCGCTCAAGGCTGCTCACACCGAGTCGTCTCTTTTTCGTGCCGCCGTTGCCGCCATTGAGACCGAGACGACGAGGATCTCAAATGTTGTGATCGGCGCCTCCAAGAACGCCAAGGTGGCGGTCGACTTGCTCGAAAGCATGAATGTGGAGCTTCGGGAAACGTCTGCCCGGGCAACCACCCTGCGGACAGACCTTGATCGCTTCACGAGTGACTCTACGACGGCCTACCAGGCCCTCGAGAGCGACCTGGGTGAGATCGTGGCGGCTGTGCAATCCTACGGCGACCGCCTGGATGGCACGGACGTCAGCATTGGGACCCTGTTCTCGCGAGCCGACGAGGCGCTCAGCAACTCCGCCAGGGTTGCCACACGCATGTCTGATCTTACCAGCCGGGTTGATGGGATCGACGAGACCATAGACGAGCTGGACGACTGCCTCACCAAGCTCGAGGATCAAACCGTTCCCGACGTCGCTGAGCAGGTTGGCGCGCTACGTCAGAGGCAGAACGACCTCCTGAACGCCACCATGACCGACTACGCATCAATTTCAAAGCGGGTCGACCAGCTTTCCACTCACCCAAGCGGCTCCGATCTTCGTGAGCTCATCCTGTCGTCGAACCAGCAGCAGGCAGCCGAGACCAATCGTATCGCCATGGAGCTGGGGAAGGCCATAGATCAAATGGCGGCCCGCCTCGCCAAGCTGTCCAAGGCGCGGACACGCTTCGTTCAGCGTCCAGCGCCTCGCCAAATTGAGGCAGCTGCCCAGTGAGCGTCCTGCTTGAATCCTGGCGGCTAGGAATAGTCGCCTCGGTCAAAAACCGCATCATGCCGCGTGTCGCCGCCAAGTGGCTCGCATCGTTCCACACGCCGGCCATTCGGTGCTGTGGGGAGGAAGTCCCGGAAATACTCGAGGTCGGCGCCCGCGACTTTCGAGCCCAGTGCTCGCGTTGCAAAAAGACCTGGAGGGTTATCGATGTCTGAGAAAACGAATTGTGACTCCTGTGCTCTCGGTCTGCCGGTCGGCGGACTCAACGTCTGCACCATCAAGCCGAAAGGTAAGCGCGTGATGAAACTCACCGACGTCTGCTCCAAGTGGAAGCACTGGAGCGAGATGTTCAAGGTTGTGCCGATCAGGGCGAAGCCCATCAAGCGCAAGCCCAGCGCGCCGAAGACCGTCAAGGAGCGGTCGCAGTTCAATCGCAACTACGTCCCGCACACCAAGAAAAAGGTGGCGGCATGAGCACGTCTTACGAGCCATTGATGAGGCCGCGCCATGACCGCTGATGCTCAGCGCCTTTTTCACCCAGACGGCTTTTATTCCAATGTGAAATGGGTCGTGCGTATTCGTGACTGGAACAAGGTAAGGCCAGATCGTTACGTGTGTGACGATGGCATACTGGTCGAGCTCAGAAGTTACAGTAACGCCGCCACATTGGCTGCCAAGGTCGCGGGCCGCATCGGCTACTTGCGGGTCTCTGATCCGCTATCAACTGACGATGTTCAGGTCATCGCCCGCGTCCCCTATCGCCGCGGAGAGACACGCCCATGAGCAGCTCCGAAGTAGACGAGCTTGTGAATGCCGTCCTGAGCGTCCAACGCGCCACCGCCCGCCTGGGCTGGCGCTTTTGCTCGACCATCACGATGACCGTCGAGTTCTCCAGCGTCAACGACCTGTACAGCGCCGTAAAGCTGCTGATGGACAAGCTGGACAACCCAGCGCGCAGCCACCACCCTTTCAGCCACCCGCACCCCGACGTCATCGCCGTCGACCTGCTTGGCGCCACTCTGCACCTCAAGTGCAATCAGCGCTACGCCTCGAAGGACGGCCCCTACACGGCCGCCGAAGCCGTCAAAGAGACCGTCAAGCGCCTCAAGGAGGGCAAATGAGCGAATACTCCGGCCTCGCCCGCAAGCTCCTCCGCTACCGCACGGCGCTCGACGACAGCGGCCAGAAGGTCGCCAAGCTCGAGTTCTCGAACACGGGCAAGGAGGACCTCGAAAAGCTCCTACTCGTCGGCTCCTCCGCGGAGGAGATCTGCGACTTTTTCATTCTCGACCTCGACGACTACAACAAGCTGATCGCCAAGGGCGGACAGGTTCACGAGTTGCATAGATACGCAACAGCACAATATAAGCGGATGCTGCGCGAGAACCAGCTCAAGTTATCCGGCAAGAACGCCGCCATGGGCCGCCACCTTGGCGCCCACGGCCTCGGACAGCCGAAGGACCCAGCGCCGAAGATCGACGAGAACAAGCCGACTCCGGTCATTGGCACGATGCCAGACTACGGCGCCTCCAGCGACGAGTGGAAAGAGAAGTTCGTTCCTAAGAACCGCGACACCGGCGACACGATCGAGAAGATCCGCCGCATGACCGGCGCCAACAAAGAAGATCCACCACCATCGCCAGACGAGGACGTCTGATGTCGAATCAGAAGTCGGTCTGGACACCGCAACCGATTCAAGCGGCATATGTACACTGTCCAATTTCCGAAATATTTTTCGGTGGCGCTCGGGGTGGGGGAAAGCTTCAACCGAAGGATTCCGCGGTGCTAACGCCGACCGGTTGGAAGGCGATTGGCGATTTGCGTGTTGGCTCTAAACTCTGCGCTGTTGATGGAACGGTTTGTGAAGTCATAGGCTTATACCCGCAGGGCATTGTTGACATCTATCGCGTCACCCTGAGCGATGGTGGATCATGCGAGGCAGGCCTTGAACATCGTTGGCTTGCTTGGGAAGCCAATAAGTCGAGAAAGAAGGGCGGTGCACGAACATCTGGCTCATCCTCGGCGCGAGTCTACACGACGGCCGACATTTTGAAGCGCATGAATCGCAAGGCTGGGAAGACCTGTCGATTTGCTATTCCGACGAACGCTCCGGTGAGCCTCAATGTGGCTGGAGGAAAGCGCCCAAGGTCAGTTGATCCTTACTTTCTTGGCCTACTGCTTGGAGATGGCAGTTTTTCAGGCGAGGCAATCACCGTTACGTCAATGGACAAGGAGATTGGCGACTACCTGTTCCTGATTGCCTCGAATGATTGCGTAAAGAGCGATAGGGAGGGGAATCAGGCGTCGTCGTATAGGTTCATCGGCGATTTCAGATCTAACCTTGACCGTCAACTAAAAGCGATGAAGCTGCGCGGTCTTCACTCCGAAGACAAGTTTATTCCCAGAGAATACCTTTGGGGCCCAGTAGACGTTCGCCGGGCGTTATTGCAGGGCTTGATGGATACGGACGGGTGGGTCGAAAGCAAACGCGCCGCCTATTACTGCACTACATCAAAGAAGCTGTGCGATGATGTTGTGTTTTTGGCTCGCTCCATGGGGTGCGTAACTAACGTCTCGAACAAGCTTCCAACCTACACGTATAAGGGAGAAAAGCGTGAAGGCATGCCAGCCTTCACGATCAGAATTAAATCCCCCGAGCCTGAGACTCTTTTTAGGCTTAGCCGAAAACGTTCGGTGGCTCGCGGAATTGAGCATCAAACTGATGGTAGATGGATCGAAAAGATTGAATTTTCTCGCAAGGCCGACTCGGTGTGTATTGCGGTTAGCCACCCATCGTCATTGTATATTACGGATGATTTTATAGTTACTCACAACACCGACGGGTCGCTTGGGAGAGCTCTGATACGAGCCCTCCAGTACAAAGAGCACTTCAAGGCCTATTTCGTTCGCCGGGAGCTGGTCCAGCTTGAGCCGGCGATTGCCCGTTCCAAGGAGATATTCTCTCCGTTTGGGACCTATCTGGACCACAAAAAGACCTGGATTTTCAGGGATGGCGGCGTCCTATCCTTCCGGTACATCGAGCGCGATTCAGACGCTGAAAAGTTCCAAGGTGCCTCAGCAACGGACCTTTACATCGAGGAAATCGGCAACTTCCCCGACCTGGATCCGCTCCTCAAGCTCAAGGGCATCTTGCGATCGACGGCCGGCGTGCCCACTTGTTGGTGTGCGACCGGTAACCCCGGCGGCCCCGCCCACACCTTGGTCAAACGCCGCTGGATAGACCCGGCGCCGAACGGTTTTGAGGTCATTCGGGAGACCGACCCCCTTACCGGCCTGTCCAACGAGCGGATCTACATTCCCTCGCGGGTCACGGACAACATGCTTCTGATGAAGAATGATCCGGGCTATATCGCCCGGCTTGCGCAGACGGGCTCAGAGGCTCTAGTTCGCGCCTGGCTATCCGGTTCATTCGACATCATCGACGGCGCTTTCTTTTCCAACTTCTCTGTCCAACGCAACGTCCTCCGACCCACCGAACTCCCAGCGCATTGGATGCGGTTCTGCGCCGGCGACTGGGGCTCCTACTTCCCCTTCTACTTCATCTGGTTCGCGCATGCGTCCGAGGATTGGGTTCACCCCGACGGTCAGTTCATCCCCAAGGGCGCATTGATCGGATTCCGCGAGTGGTACGGCTCTCAAAACCACAACAACAAAGGCCTCAAAATGACGGCCGAGGATGTTGGTTTGGAGTTGGGCCGCATCGAAAAGGAAATCTCTCGAGTCGTCAGGCGAAACGATCCGGATGACACGATTGCCTACCGCGTCATGGATCCGAAGGCATTCTCTCAGGATGGTGGGCCGAGCATCGCGGAGCGGTTTGCTCGAGCAACAGACGGAAAGATCCTATTCAGGCGCGCAGACAACAAGCGCGTCGGCAAAGACGGCGCAATGGGTGGTTGGGACATGATGCGTCAACGCATCGACGGAGCGGAGTTGCAAGGTGACGGCGTCAAGGTCCCCTCTCTGTATTTTTTCGACACTTGCGTGGATGTTATCCGCACAATTCCGGCTCTCCAGCACGATCCGGACAATCCAGAAGATCTTATGGGGTCCGAAGACCACCCGGCCGACGCCATTCGATACGGCATCATGTCGAGACCGTTTTTCGAGGACGCGCCCAGGAAGCGCCCGACGCCAGAGGAACTCCGCAAATCAATCATGAAGGGCGATCTCGCGAACGCGACCCTCATGGAGTTGTTCAACGAAAGAGAGCGCAGCATGAAAGGCTCGCGCTCCAGGAATTGGAGAGTATAAATGGCATCGGTAGCAGTCGTTGAGAAATCTCAGATCGAGAAGCCGTCCGACCTCGACAAGAAGGGCGACTCCAAGAAGGAAGCGCAATACAAGCGCTGGGTCTCTGAGATCGACAAGGCCGAGAAGCACTACGAGAAGTACAACAAGCGCGTCGACAAGATCATCAAGATCTACCGCGCTGAGTCTGACTCGAAAAGCAATGGCCGCAAGTACAATGCGCTGTGGTCACTGACCAGCACGCTGCAACCGAACCTGTTCTCCAAGCTTCCGAAGCCGTACATTGAGCGCCGCTACCGCGACAACGATCCGATCGCTCGCATGGCGAGCCGGATCCTCGAGCGCGCCCTGAGCTACGTCGTCGATTGCGACGACATGTTCGATGCCACCTCCGCCGCGGTTGACGATTACATCCTGGCGGCCCGCGGCACGATCTGGAACCGCTACTCGCCGGAGTTTGATCTCCGCACGAGCGAGAAAAAGAACTACATCGCCAACGACAACACCGAGATCCCCGACGAGGCTGAGATCGGCGAAGACGAGAAGGGCAAGTTCTATCAAGAGAAGTACGAGGCCCTCACAAACGAGGAGCTCGAGACTGACCACATTCAGGTCAAGTCATTCATCGTGCCGGCCGCATCCAACTGGAAGCAGATTCCTTGGGTTGCCAAAAAGGTTCTGATGACCAGGACCGAGCTCGAGACGCGCTTTGGCAAGAAGGTCGGCGGCAAGATTCCGCTGTATTTTAAGTCGGATGGCTCGCGCTACAACAAGGATTCAGACCCGCAGGAGATGGATGGGCTGTTCCTGATGGCCGAGGTATACGAGGTCTGGGTCAAGGAAAGCCGCAAGGTCGTCTGGATCTGCCGTGACCACCCGGAAATCATCGACGAGATCAAGGATCCGCTCGAGCTGCGCAACTTCTGGCCGACGCCGAAGCCGCTTTTCGACACGCTGACGAACAACTCTCTCATCCCGGTGCCTGGCTTCAAATATTATGAAGACATCGCGCAGGAACTCGATGATGTGACTTATCGCATCTCGTTGTTGGTTGACACTATTCGTGTGGTCGGTGTCTATGATCAGTCGTTGGGTGACATCATCCAGCGCATCACGTCGCAGACCGAAGACAACGACATGATCCCTGTCAAGAATTGGCAGGCATTCATGGACGGTGGCGGCCTCAAGGGCGCCATGCAGTTCCTGCCCATCGAGCAGATCATTGTCGTCCTCGAGAAGCTCTACAAGGCGCGCTCCGAGCTCGTGCGAGAGCTTTACGAGATCACCGGCATCTCGGACATCATCCGCGGATCCACCAACGCCAACGAAACCGCCACGGCTCAGAAGATCAAGGGCAACTACGCCGGCAAGCGCTTGAAGCGCATGCAGGACAAGGTTGAGCGCTTTGTGCGCGAGGATCTCGAAATCAAGGCCGAGATCATCTGCAAGCACTACAGCGAAGAGACAATTATGCGGATCTCGAATGCGGAGGAGATCTGCGTCGGGCCGGATGGTCAGTTCAGCCCTGAGATGTTCCAGCAGGCTGTCGGTCTCCTCAAGGATAACCTCCTCCGCCACTTCCGCATCAAGATCGACACGCGGAACCTCGCCGACGAGGAGATCTCGGCCGACCGCGAGCAAGGCACGATGTTCATTCAGTCTCTGACGGGGCTGATGTCACAGGTCATGCCGGTCGCACAGACGATGCCGCAGCTCGCCAAGGTGGTCAAAGAGGTCATCATGTTTGGCGTGCGGATGTATCCGGTCGCGCGGTCGGTGGAGGCCTCTCTCGAGCAGGCCCTCGACGAGCTCTCCAAGAACGTGCCGCCGCCGGAACAGAAAAGCGCTGGGAAGGCCGGGCCGTCTCCTGAGGAACTCGAGCTCAAGCGTGACGAGCTTCGGATCCGCCGCGAGGAGCTTGGACTCGAGCGGTCCAAGTTCGCCTTGGATTCCTGGCTCAAGAAAAAAGATGTGGCGCTGCGGGAAATGCAGCTGGCCAACGACAACGAGGCCAAGAAGCTCAACGAGCGGCGCCAGGCAGCGGCCAAGAAGGGTGATCTTGAAGCGAAGCACCTCGAGATCGAACAGAAGGACCGCCACAAGCAGATCGATGTGGAGCTCGAGCGCGAGCAGGCCCAGATCGAGGCTGCGCAGGCCGAGGCAGACCGGCAGGACGAAGCGCGGCGCGCCGCGGAGGACCGGGCGCACGAGGCTCAGCAGGCCGATGTCGACCGCGAGCGCGAAGACAAGCGCGACGTTGCGAAGCATACCCTTGAAGTCGAGAAAGCCGGCGTTTCCGCAGCGGAAGCAAGAATGAAACGCGAAGACAATAGAAGCCAACACAAAGACAAAATGAAAGCCCAGTCCGAATCCGCCAAACTAAAGCAAAAGGATTCAAAATGATTGGGGATATCCAGGAGTCTCGAAGGGTCAGGTTTGACGTTTGCTCGCACCGCAGATCATACAATGCGTTGTACTATCAGCGTAATAAGGAAAAAATAAAAGCAAGATCGGCAGCGTGGGCTGCGAAGAACCCGGACAAGACCAAGGAAAGCAACGCAAAATCATACAACAGAAGGAGATCGACACTTAGGGATAGGGCCCTCGGAATTCTAAACGGGGCGAAAAAGAGGGCTCGCAGCAAGAATCTGCCGTTCGATCTCGATCTTGAGTTTGTTGAGGCTTTGATGGCACCAATGGTATGTGCCATTACTGGTCTGCCGCTTATTTTTATTGCGCGCGGGAAGCACAAAAAGGCGCCATCGATTGACCAGATTGTCGCAGGTGGCGGGTACACAAAGGACAATGTTCAGATCGTTAGCTTTGACGTGAATATAGCGAAATCTGACATGTCTCTGTTTGAATTCCATGAAATGTGCAAAGCGGTATGCGCAAATCTTGACCAATCTGGACGTGCTCACCATGTAGGGCTCAGGCGAATTGACCGGGATGACGGCGCAGCGCGTCACCAGGATGAGATGAAGTTGCGCAAGGCCGAAACCAAGGCTGCCGCCTCAAGTAAGAAAAAATGAGCACTGACAAGGGTTTAGGCCAGGCCTACCCTGGCCACCCCCAACAATCAAGCACGTACGCGGGCACCTTGCGCCAGGGAATGGTTCGGGGAGTCCGCTACAGTGCATTCCATCGACAGGGCGACAGGATAATGAGCGACGTTGGCGATAACAGGATCGACCGACTATGGACGGAGCATAAGCTGCTCGCTCAGGCGGTTGACAACCAGGGTAGAGCTCTCGCCGACATCGACACGAACGTCAAGAAACTGACGGATCTGATGTCGTCACTCCCAAAGAACCAATCGTACGACTATTTTCTAAAAGTGGCCGGCGGAACAGCGTCTCTCGTGATGGCGCTGATGATCGGCCTGAATGTCTGGCTGAACACGTCCGTGGCGCCCGACCGGCAGACCCTGAACAGAATCGAGAAGGAGGCGGCAGACATTGCCGTGCTTCGATATCGGCTGACACAGCTCGAGGGTAAGCAATTCAAATGAGAGCTCGAGATTTTCTCCTATTGGTTTTCATCGCCACCTTTGTAACCAACATCGCAACGTAAGAGGGACGAATGTCTATTCGTGGTTCATGGGTATTCCGCAACGGGAAACTCATTCCAAAGCATGAGGCGGCACGCCTCGACTACGGCAAGGTCGCACACGCCATCAGCGGACTCTCCGCACCGGCCATCCGATCAGACAAAATCGAGAAGCCGTTTGTTTCGCACATCGACGGCAAGACGGTATTCGACAGCAAGTCGAAATGGGAACGCCACGTTCGCGAAAACGGCTGCATCATCGTCGGAGACAATGTCGAGGGGCTCAAGGTTGGCCCGACGGATGAGGACATCCGCGCGCACCGCAAGCAGGTTCAGGCAGACGTCGTCGAGGCCATTCAGAAGATTGAGCAGGGCTACCAGGCTCCGCCGCTCGAGCAGGCCGACGAAGTTGACGTTTCGGCTGCGCGCCGCGCTGCCGCTGAGGGTTACGTTCGGGAGCTTCCGGCCTCGGACAGCAAGTTGATCCAGGGTGAACCTGAAAAGTTGCCCTCGCTCAAGAAGAAATCCGCCACACGCAAGGGTAAGAGGGTGCATTGATGATTATCGACAAGGAAGACGACGACCACAAGGACGACGAAGTATCGCTGCGCGACAGCATTGTTTCAGCGTTTGACGCTGATGACGATGAGTCACCGAAAGGTGCGCCGCCGGCCGCCAAACCGGACAAGGAAGCGGACAAAGCCGCGCCCGTAGATCCCGCGGCAAAGGCCGACGAGAAGGGTGAAAAGCCTGCCACCGAGGCGGACAAAGCTCCGGCGGACGGCGCCGGCAAGAAGGTCGTCACCTTCAAGGATCCGCCGAGCCGGTGGACCAAGGAGATGAAAGAGACATGGGCGAAGGCCTTCACCGGCCTCGACCCGAACGATGAGAAGCATAAGCGCATCGGCGAGCTGCGCGACATGCTGCACGAGCGCTGGTCGGAGAGTGAGAAGTACGTCACACAGCGCACCCAGGAGCTATCTGAGAAGCTCAAGACCTGGGAAGGCGTCGACAAGCTGATCCAGCCGCACATGCCGGCTATCCAGGCGAGTGGCATCACCGTCGAGAAGGCGATCGGCGACCTCCTGAATATGAACACTTTCGCGACCCAGCGCCCGCTGGACTTCGTGAAGTGGTTCGCCGACATGCGCAAGATCCCCAAAGAGCAGATCGCTCAGGCGCTGGGCATCACAGCTGCGCAGCAGGCTCCCGCCGGTGGCGCAGAGGACGAAGATGATCCGCTTGGAATCATCCCGAAGCGCTACAAGGAAGCGTTTGCGGCCATGCCGGCGCTGATCAGCAAGATCCAGCAGCTCGAGCAGGGCATTGGCCAGACAAGCCAGACCTTGACGCACTTCACGACGCAGCAGACTCAGGCGCAGCAGCAGGAAGCCGTCAACCATATCAGCAACTGGTCAGCCGAAAAGGATTCGGCCGGGAACCTGAAACGGCCGCACTACGACACGGTTCGCAACGACATGGTCTTTTTGCTCGAGTCGAAGCGAGCCAAGACGCTCGACGAGGCATACGACCAGGCCGTTTGGATGAACCCTGAGACGCGGCGGCTCGAGGCTGAAACGGCCGAGGCGCGGCGGATCGCCGAGATGGAAAATGCGGCCCGCGAGCGAGCCAACCGCGCTCGTGGCGCGGCAATCAGCGTCGGTGGACGTCCATCCAGCAGCGGCGGGGGTGCGCCCTCAAAGCCGGCCGGCGAGGACATCAGGTCTGCGCTGCTACATGCTTGGGATGGCTCTCCAGACTAAGGCGCCAGATCGACGAGTTGACCATAGCTGAGACGCCGTCCTTACTCAGAACCATGTAGTGCATGCCCCAGGACCCGTTCAGGTAGCCGCGAGACATCAAGCTTCTCGCGGTTCTATACCAGTGCCTTTCGCTCTTTCCCTCCCAGTTTGGGGGTAGTTTCCACAGATTCAGGCCGAATTTGGCGTCCCTGATGGCGATCATGAGCTTTTGCTCGTCAGGGTCGCTCACACGGAGAGGTCCGGGAGCATAAATGTAACCCAACAGTTCCATTTTCCACCTCCTTTCGATTTCGCAATAGCGAGCACGATTCGAGACTGCTGTCAACATTGATCTTGACAGTTCACCATATGTGCCCTACATTCAACCGGACTCCCTCGAGTTGCATACGCTAACGAGGTTCTTGTCGATCTGCGCCCAGCCAGCCCTTCTGGCCTCCTCCGCTCCGTCCGGCCTCGAGCCCGACCCTGAGCGTCGAGCGTTTTGAATCTGCCACGGCCCGATCTCCGGTTCCCCCTTCAACGGCCAACCAGGAGTCACCCCCTATGGCCTCGCCCAACCTTAATGAAATCCTGACGACCACGCTGCGCAACCGCGCCGGCAAGGTCCGCGACACCATCGAAGTTCACGACCCGCTGATGAAGCGCTTGAAGGCGAAGGGTCGCATCCGTCCGATCTCCGGCGGTCGATCGATCGTCACTGAGCTCGAGTACGCCGAGAACGAGTCGTACCACCGGTACGCTGGCTATGAGCAGCTGAACATCACGCCGCAGGAAGTCTTCACGGCGGCCGAGTACGGCTGGCGTCTGGCTGCCTACTCGGTGTCCATCAGCGGCCAAGAGCGCCTGATGAACTCCGGCAAGGAAGCGCTTGTTGACCTCCTCGAGGGCCGCATCGCCAACGCCGAGCGTTCTGCCAAGAACAACTTCCTCCGCGACGTCTGGTCTGACGGCACCGCTTCCGGCGGCAAGCAGATCGGCGGCCTCCAGCACCTCATCTCGAGCGCTGGCACCGGCACCGTCGGCGGCATCGACTCGAGCACCTGGGCCTTCTGGCGCAACCAGGTTCTGTCGTTCGCGACCGAATCCCTGACCGTCACCAACGCCGCTCACCTCCTGACGCTCATGAACAAGATGTGGGTCCGCCTCGTCATCAACGAGGAAAAGCCCGATCTGATCATGGCGTCGAACGACCTGTGGCTCCTCTACCTGTCGAGCCTCCAGGGCATTCAGCGCATCACCTCGGACTCCACGGGCCAGGCCGGCTACGCGAACCTCAAGTTCATGTCGGCCGACGTCGTCCTCTCGCAGGGCCAGTCGGTCTCCACGACCATGGCAGCCCCTGCAGTCGGCACGTACGGCACGCCGGGCAACGGCGCTCCGTCGACCCGCATGGACTTCATCAACACGGACACCCTCGAGCTCCGGCCGCACCGGAACCGCAACTGGGATCCGATCGGTGAAGACCGCGCGCCGCTGTCGCAGGACGCCATCGTGAAGCTCGTCGGCTGGATGGGCAACATGGTCGCCAACCGTCGTCACCTCAACGGTGTGATCGTCGCGTGATGATGCTGGTGGGGGCCGAAAGGTCTCCACCACTCTCCGCCGACCAACCCACTCTCCACAGGAGCTAATCACATGCGTATTGCCTACAGCTCGACGGATGCACTCGGCTTGGATTTCGAGCTGTCTGATCCGGCTCTCGTCAATCTCGACGGCGCCAACGAGGACTTCTTTCAGGGTCTCGGCCGCGTTGCGGTCGGAACCCGCGTAAAGGGTCAGCTTGGCACGGAATTCGTCTACGTGAAGGCTGACGGCGCCATCACCGCCGATCACGTCTGCATCATCAAGGACGACTACGAGGCCTCGCACATCACGACGGCCCTCGCGGCTGCCTACGGTCGCCTGGTTGGCGTCGCTTGCGGCGCCATCGCCGACAACGACTTCGGCTGGCTCCAGGTCAAGGGCATCCAGAACATCCGCGTTTTGGCCTCCGCAGCTGCCGAAACGCAGCTAGCGACCTCCGGCACGGCTGGCGCTCTAGACGACGCGACGACTTCGACGCTCGTCAAGATCGACGGCGTCGTACTCATCGACGTTGCTGGTGGCTCGAATGACTCTGGCTACTCGTACATCACGCAGAAGGCCATGCTGAACCACCCGTCGATCGGCGTCGCCTACTAAGGGACCTGACGACCAAAACCCGGCGGCTTCGGCCGCCGGGTCCTTGCCACCGCCACGCAATGAGGGAAAATGTTTACTCGCGATTTCGACCCGGAAACTGGTCAGACCCTGAACAGCAATCATCGCCGCAATCTCGTTGAATTTTTCACCGAGCCGATTTTGTCGGAGAACCGCAGCGAGGCAGCCGGACGGGCGATTTTCGTCGATGCTGAGATGGTCCGCATCATCGTCCCCGGCGACGCGCGCTCAATCGTTACTCGCCGCGTAACGAACCAAGACAAGATCGAATACGAACGCGAATACCAGGCCTACAAGAAGGGCGAGCAGATCGCCTCTGAGGGTACGCCTCTCGAGCACTGGGGCATGATCTCCCGCGCAATCGCTCGCCAGCTCAAAATGGTGAACGTGTTCTCGGTCGAGCATCTGGCCAACCTCTCCGACGAACAGCTGAGCCACACCGGCGTTCTCGGCGCCCGCGTCCTCCGCAAGCAGGCCGCTGCCTTCCTCGAGCATGCCAAGACGGGAAAATTGTCTTCGCAGCTGGTCGCTGAAAACGAGCGCCTCACCAACCAGGTTGCCTCGATGCAAGCGCAGATGACGGCAATGAACGCCAAGTTCGAGGAGCTCCTCCAGCGCGCTGGTCAGAACCCTGTCGACCACGTTCCGATGTCGGCAAATCCTCTCCTCAACCCGATTCAGACGCTGGCACAGCCCAGCGCTGATCCGGCTCCAGGCGCGATTCCCTCCAACTGGGAGTCGTTCGATCGCGATGCGACGCTCGCTCTCGCCGAGCAGGTCACGGGCATCAAGTTCTCGAAACTTCCTGAGGCACGCGCCGCAATCCGCGAGAGCCTCGCAGCGTAACTGAGGCAGCATGGCAAACCTTTACATTTCGTTCTGCGACGTCGGCCACCCACTCACCCACGGGTACGGTCAACAGGCTGCGGTCGTTGATGGGCCATCAGTGGTGAGTCAGGTGCTCACCACATCGACCTCAAATGCGCAGTCTAGCGCGGCTACTAAGCCGTTCGCATATCTCGTCGCCGACGCGGCGAGTTACGTCGTCGTTGGGTCCAACCCCAACGCCGCCACCGAAACCACCAAGCGTGTGTTTCTGCCGGCCAACGTCCCGACCATCATCGCGGTCGAGATCGGCAACAAGGTTGCCGGCGTAACAATCGCCTAACATTCGGAGGAGCCGTGGCTCTCTCTGTTCTGACGATCGTGCAGCGCGCACTTTCCGGTCCCGGAATGAAGGCGCCGACCTCGCTCACCTCGCCCAACGACGATCTTGCGCCGCAGGCAATCTCCCTGCTGTACGAGACCGCGGAGGACATGATTTCGCGTTTCGATTGGCAGGAGCTCAAAGCTGAGGGCTCCCTCACAACGACAGGCGTGGAATCTCAGGGGTCGCTTGCCACACTGTATCCGGATCTTGATCACATCATTCCGGGCACGGTTTGGAACGCGACCACGAACACCAAACTAAATGGCGTCTCGACGTCCCAGGAGTGGCAGCGCCTCAAGCGACAGCTTGGGACGACGGCGTCACTCAATGGGCCGTGGCGCGTCCTCGGCAATGCCTTCTATCTGCTTGGCAACTCCACCGCGGATCAGAGCATCACCTTTGAGTACGTCACAAAGAAGTGGCTCACCTCGGCCGACGGCGCGACGCTCAAGAGTGAAATTACTGTCAACACCGACCTGTGTCGCCTGCCTGAGCGTGTCGTCATCGCTGGTCTGCGCTGGCGCTGGCAGGAGGCGAAGGGCCTCGACTACTCAGAAGCGTTTCGCGTCTACGAGCGCTTCATGGAGGCGGCGGCCGGCGACAGCATCGGCACCGACGTCATCTCCCTCACTCCGCGCCGCCGCAAGGGCGACATGGTCGACGTCAACGTCACCGTGGATGGCGAGGATTACTGGGAGGGCATCGACTGGTGACGACGGACGTCCTATCCCCAGAATACAAGGTCACGTCGCTGCCACCGACTCCGGTGGCAAACGCCCGGTATTACGTGGCGGATGGCACCTCGTATTTCCGCTTGTACGTCGCCAACTCGGCCGGCACCGGCTACCGGGAGATCCTCGGTACGCCTGGCGAGCAGGGTGTGCCTGGACCAGAAGGTCCGCGCGGGCCGACAGGATTGTCGACGTACGAATTGGCCGTGGTCAACGGCTTCGTCGGCACTGAGGCCGAGTGGTTGGCGTCTCTCGTTGGCCCGACCGGCGCAACAGGCGCAACCGGTGCAACAGGCGCCACGGGAGCGACCGGCGCGACCGGCCCGCAGGGTCCGCAAGGTGAGACGGGTCCGCAGGGTCCCGAAGGCGATGGCGACAACAACGCGAGCCTGACGAGCCTTTCGGCGCTTGGAACCGCGGCTGATCGAGTTGCATACACGACTGGCGTCGACACCTGGGCCGAGACGCCGCTCACGTCCTTCGCTCGCACGCTCCTCGATGACGCAGATGCCGGCACGGCGCGGTCGACGCTGGGCCTTGGCACGATGGCCACCGAGACGGCCTCCAACTATTTGACGACGGCTGCGGCAAGCGCTGGGTATCAGCCGCTGGACAGCGATCTCACGGCGATTGCTGCGCTGACGACAACCAGTTTTGGCCGCGCGCTTCTCGAGCTTGCCGATGCCTCCGCCGGCCGAACCGCTCTTGGTCTCGGCACAATGGCGACCGAGACGGCGTCAAACTATCTAACGACGGCAGCCGCGAGCGCTGGTTACCAGCCGCTCGATTCAGACCTGACATCGATCGCTGCATTGACGACAACGTCGTTTGGCCGAGCGCTCCTCGAGTTGGCCGACGCAGCCGCTGGGCGCACTGCTCTCGGCCTTGGCACAATGGCAACCGAGACAGCGTCGAACTATCTTACGACCGCCGCCGCGTCCTCCGGGTATCAGCCTCTCGACTCAGATCTCACATCGATCGCTGCGCTCTCAACGACCACGTTCGGCCGCAGCTTACTCACGCAAGCAGACGCCACGGCCGCAAGATCGACTCTCGGTCTGGTCATTGGCACTAACGTGCAGGCGTATGACGCCGAACTCGCAGCCATCGCTGGCTTAACGAGCGCGGCTGATCGCGTGCCGTACTTCACCGGTAGCGGCACCGCAGCGCTGGCCACCTTCACGACCTTTGGTAGATCGCTTGCTGACGACACTGACGCCGCGACGGCGCGCGGCACGATTGGTTTGGCCACATCCACCACGGCCGGTCGCCTCGCACGTTTTACAGGCACGGCTGGCGAGCAGGGGCAAACGTCAGGGCTGTTTGAGGACGGCAGCGGAAATGTCGGCGTTGGCACCACTGCACCAAACACAAAGTTCGAAGTGCAGGGCACCACGCCGACGCTTCGCGTCGCGGATGTGTCGGGGGCCAACCAAAACGTCTTCGATATTCAGGCGCTCGCCGCCGAAGTGCGCTTACTCGGAACCGGTTACGTTAGCGCCGCAAATCCGATAACGATTTACACCAACAACACCGAGCGCATGCGAATTGATTCAAGCGGCAACGTCGGCATCGGGACAGTATCCCCAGTGTCAAAATTTGAAGTTGTCACCGAAGCCCCCGGCACTCCATTCTACCTAACTAAATACGACAGCGCGACACTTACTAACGGCATGGTCGGCCGTGCAGCAAGAGGAACGGCCAGTTCACCCACTGCGACCCAAGCTGGTGACCGTGGAATGTTTCTGATCGCCGCGTCTTATGGCGGTTCGACATGGGTTAATCACGCTGCAATAAATTTGTACTCGGCTGAAACGCAATCAGAAAGCGCGCGCGGTTCGTATCTCACATTCGAAACCACTGCCCTCGGCGCAACGTCCCGCAGCGAAAGACTGCGGGTGTTCCCGAACGGTAACGTCAGCATCGGCACAACGGTCGACCTCAACCCCCTGGCGGTTAACCAATCAGGCAACACGACCCCGGCGACCGTTGGCAGTTACGGTTTTGCGCTGGCTATATCCGGTGGCCAAGCCATGACGTTCGGCGTCGACGGGACTTACACTTACCAACAAAGCTGGGCCGGAAAGCCGATCTACCTCAACAGCCTCGGTAACAACGTGCTGGTCGGCCCCGGCAATGTCGGAATCGGCACGACGTCGCCTTCGGCAGTGCTCGACATAAACTCCAACACATTTCGCCTGCGCTCGACACGTACCCCTGCGAGCGCGGCTGCTGCCGGGAACGCAGGCGATTGGTGCTACGACACCAGCTATCTTTACATCTGCACCGCGACGAATACGTGGCGGCGCATCGCACACGCAACCTGGTAAGGCGTCATGGAACTCGTTAAATCGGTCGTACATTTTGAATTGGACCAAAGCGGCAATGTCGTTGCTGGAAACATCGCGCGCACATACTCGGTGACTGATGCCAGCGGAACGTATCAGCGATCTGTGATGGATGTACTGTCGGCGTCTGACCTTGCGTCTCTCTTGCCGGATCAGGGCAGCTTGATTCTGCAATTGCAGACGGCGAACACAGAGAAGGCCGAAGCCGTTTCAAAAATGAATGAAATGGAGGCGGCGCGCGATGCCGCTATTCGCGAGCGAGATGAGGTCATCGAGAGGCACAAGCCAAAAGAAGTTGGCGGCTTTACGGTTCTCTCGCCGGTGCAGATGAGGCGAGGACTCCGGTCTCTTGGCGTGCTTCCGGAACATGTTCAAGCCGCCATCGATCAAATCCCGGACGAAGCCGCTCGAGCAGACGCTCACGATCAATGGGAATACGCTCTCGGCTTTGAGCGAAGCAATCCTCTCATAGCGACCCTTGGCATGGCCCTGGGTCTCAAGGACGAAGACATCGACGCCGCCTGGCGCGCCGCATCTCAGTAAACACCAACCTGCACAAGAAGGTTCGCAATGGATCCCCAAATGCTTGCCGCAGCCCTCAAGGGCGGATCACCAACACCCGGGCCTGTGGCGGGCCCGGGCATGCCGCCGCCAGGGCCGGGAGCACCCCCTCCGCCCGGTCCTGGTGGTGGCCCCCCGATGCCTCCTGGACCTATGGGCGGCCCAGCTGGAGCCCCGCAGCTCATGCCGGCTGAGCAGGGCCGAATGATCCTCCAGCAGCTTGGCATCGACATCACCGGCGCTCCGGTGATCATGGCCGCCATGGCCGCCGTGATCCAGGAGATGCTGCAGTCTGCTCCGGCCAATCCAGGCCCGCCCCCGGGCGCCGTTTGAGGTGAAACGTGGTCTCTCTCAGGCCTCATAAGCATCGCGCTCGAGTTGAGCCGTTTCGCGCTAAGCGCGGCCGTCGCATCTCGCAGACGAAGACCGTCCCAGCGCCGATCGGCGGCTGGAATGCGCGCGACGGAATTGGTCTGATGCCGCCGCAGGACGCCACCTCGCTCATCGACTGGTGGCCGATAGAGCGCAATGTAATTGCGCGCAAGGGCTACGAACTTCACTGCAACATCGGCGTGGCCGCTCCCGTCCGCACCGTCGTGCCGTACGAAACGCCAACATCGAGCAAGGTGCTCGCAACCTGTGACGGCAAGATCTATGACGTGACAACCTCCACCGCGGTGGAGCTGAAAGACTCTCTTGCAAGCGAAGACTTCTCGACTCTCCTCATGGGCGGCCGCCTCATCTTCGTGAATGGCGCAGATGATCCGTTCTACTATAACGGATCCGCCACCGCATCCGCAGGATTATCCGGCACCGGCCTCACAGTTTCGAAGCTTATTCACGGCATCGCATTCAAGTCTCGCATGTATTTTGTCGAGGATGACTCGCAAAACTTTTGGTACGGAGGAGTCAGCGCTGTAACCGGAGCGCTCGAGAAGTTCGATCTATCTCTTGTCGGCTCATTCAAGGGCAAGCTTCTCGCCCTGACGTCAATTGTCAACGATGGCGGCGACGGTAAGGACGACCTTTTCGTTTGCATTTTCTCAGAGGGCGACGTCGTCGTTTATCAGGGGAGCGACCCCGGCGGAGTTGATTGGAACCACGTCGGCACCTACGCGATCGGCGCCCCGGTGTCACGTCACGCCATCCACCGCAACGGCAACGAAATCGTCATCATCACCGATCGCGGTTACGAGCTTCTCCAGCGCTCACTCGTCAAGGGTCAGGCTATCCAGTCGAAGGATTTGTTGTCAGACAAGATCAAGGGCGCAGTTGACGCACGCATAACGCAGACGCCACGCAGCGATGATTGGCGCATTATGCAGTACAACCAAGCCAAGATGATGCTTGTGCAGGCGCCGATCAACGCGACGAAGGCTGATTATCACGTCCGCAACATCAACACCGGCGCATGGACACGGTTCAGGCTGCCTAAGGCGCTATCGTGGTGCGTCAATGGTGGCGACGCCTACATGGGCAGCCGAGATGGCAAGGTTCATCGATTCTGGGTCGGCGGCACTGACGACGGCCAGGCCATTGCCCTTGAAGGCGAGACCGCGTGGAACTATCTAGGTGACACGGGCGGCAACAAATCGCTGAACATGTTGAAGTTCAACATGTCGAGCGTGTTCTACCCAATCATTTACGTCACCGTAAATGTCGATTTCAAAAAATCGACCAGGTCGACGTACATTGAGCAGCCCACCCAATCCACCCCAGCCTACTGGGATGACGCCACTTGGAACGCTGCATACTGGTCGTACAACGACCGCACACGCGATCTGTGGCACGACCACGTCGCCGATGGCACTTGCTTTAGCGTGAAAGTCCGGACCCTGAACGCCACGTATGGTCTGGCCTGGAACTCCATCATGTATGTCTACGAAAAAGGGGGACTACTGTGACACGCCACGTCATAGCTGACCCAGCCGTCGCGCGCTGGGTAGCAAAGCATGCAAATCTCGAGGGGATAAAGACCGCTGACGACTTTGGACCGCACGTTGCATTTGGCGTGTCCATTGACAGAAAACCAGTCGCAGGGATTGTCTACCACATGTTCCGGCGCCTGAGCCGCGGGAACACGGTGATGGTCTCGATCTGCGCAACAGATCCGCGCTGGTGCTCAAAAACCGTCCTCCGCAAGCTGTTTATGTATCCATTCGCAGAGCTTGGATGCACATCGATGACGGCAATGATCGCTGAGGGAAACTCGCGATCTATACGCCTCTGTAAGGGACTCGGCTTCACGAAAGTCGGAGTCCTAAAGCGCCAATGGGACGGAAAAACCAACGCGCTGCTTTTTGAAATGATCCCCGAACAATGTAAGTGGATAAAATAAGATGGGTAAGAGCGCCGCTGCGGCACCAACTCCTCCGGATCCCGCCAAGACGATCGCGGCGCAATCGGCCGCAAACAAAGAAGCCATTGTGGAATCGGCGAAGGTGAACTCCGTCGACATCACTGGCCCATTTGGCAAGACATATTATCGCCGCAACGCTGACGGCACGCCGGCCGAGCAGATCACGGAATTGGATCCGCGATCCAAGCAGATCTATGACACTGGCCTTGGTATTTCTGGCGAGCTTGCCAACACGGCGGCTAACCGAATTCAGGGCATCCCGCAAGACAAGTTCTCGCTCGCCGGGATGCCGTACGATCCGCGAAATGTCGACAGCTCCACGATGCCAGCTTTCTCTGCTGGCGGGGTCACTCAGTACGATCCTCAATCGTACGGCGACATGAACACCTTCTCCAGCACGGTTGGCGACTCCATTTACAACGAGGGAGCCAAGCGCCTCGAGGACAAGTTCACGAAGGATCGTCGCACGCTCGAGCAGACGCTCGCAAATCGCGGCCTACCAATGACCGGCGAAGCGTATCGCACCGCCATGGAAGATCAAGCTCGCTCTGAGAATGACGCCTACAGCTCTCTCTCCAATCAGGCGATTCAATCTTCGCTTGCCCATACGCAGGGCATCGTTGGTCTCGAACAGGGGCTCCGCGGCACGGCATGGAATGAGAACCTGCAAGGTCACCAGCAGGGTCAGGCCGACTATCTGCAAAAGTTGCAGGTCGAGGCGAATCTGCGCGGCCAATCAGTCAACGACATGCTGATGGAGCGCAATCAAGACATCAATGAAACGTCGATGCTTCTCGGCGCTGGCCCGCAGATGGGCATGCCTGGAGCTCCAAACGTTCCGACGTATCAAGTTGCCGCGCCGAATGTGCAGGGCGCCTACGACAACAACTTCAATCAGCAGATGGCGTCTTACAACGCTGGAAGGCAACAGAATGCCGGCATGTGGAGCGGCATCTCGTCGATCGGAAGCGCCGCCATGCCATTCCTGTTCGGGTCGCATCCGGGCTTCAAAGAGGTGATCGGTGACGCATAAGTGGCTCGATCGCGTATGCCGTCTTAGCATCAAGGAGTGGCGCTACAATAAGGGTGTCGACCCAGCGCAGCGCCTTCACATTGGACCAATGGCCGACGAGTGGCAGCGCATCATGGGGATCGGCGACGGCGTCACAATCGACGGCGTTGACGCTGTCGGGATCCTCCTAAAATCGATGCAAGAGCTCAGGGCCGAGGTATCTAGCCTAAAATCTCAAATCGCCGAACTACAGGATCAACTCAATGAACCAGTTCATGCCGCCCGCACCAATGAACGCGATGCAACCGCAAGCGCCATCGCCGACGCCTTCGCCCGCGACGCCGGGTGCGCAACCGGGTCAGTCGCTTCCGCCTGAGCTTCTCGCGGCCATCCTAAAAGGTGGCGGCCAAATGATGATGCAGTCGCCGGCCGATGCCGCGGCTGGCACGCCGACGCTTGGGTCCGGCGGACAGTCTGGCATGGAAGCGCTGGGCCAGATCGCCCAGGGCGCTGGTGCTGCACACAAGAAAGCAAATCCAACGCTTTACAATGCTGACGGCGGCTTCAACTGGGCTCAGGCGCTCAAGGATCATCAGGGCTGGGGCGCAACCGTAACGCCCGGTCAGTGAGGTAGACATGAGCCGCCAATTCAAGCCTGAGATCGAGGCCGCGATCCGCCAGGCGGCAGAGCGGCACGGCATCCCGGTCGAGACGTTGCGCACATTCGCACGCATCGAGAGCGGCGGAGATCCGCGGAACATAACGGGCTCATACAAGGGCCTGTTCCAGCTATCCAATGGCGAATTCTCAAAGCACGGCGGGTCGGGTGACATCTTCGACCCGGTGGCCAACGCTAACGCCGCAGCGGCCAAACTAAAAGCTGAGTCCGCAGACTTTGAGCGCAAGCACGGCCGTGCGCCGGCCGCCTCCGACTTGTATATGGTCCATCAGCAGGGTGCTGGTGGCTACGCCGCGCACATGGCAAACCCGTCGGCGCCGGCCTGGCGGAACATGGCCTCCACCGCCGAGGGCCGACAGAAGGGCGAGGGCTGGTCGAAAGCGGCAATATGGGGCAACGTCCCAGACCAGCTAAAGGCGAAGTTCGGCAGCGTCGACAACATGACGTCGAAGGATTTCGTCGACATGTGGGCGTCCAAAGTCGGCGGTGGAGCTGCGGTCACTCCCGCGACGGGGCCCGGATCCGTACCGACGTCCAATCCGGCTGCGAACCCAGACACTCCGGACGCCTACGCGACCCCGGGATCGGCCACCCAGCAGCAGGCCCTCCTGGAGGCGCTCAAGAGGGGCCCTGAGGGCACGCCAGACACGCCAGACGCCTATCTCACCCCTGGGTCGGCAACGCAGCAGCAAGCCATCCTCGAGGCCCTCAGGCAGCCCCAGGCGGCTCCGCAGCCGACTCCGGAGCCTGCGGCACCACCTTCCCCCGCAAAGCCGAGCAACAGCCCTGGAAACCTCCTGGCGGCCGCCCTATCTAAGATGGGTGACGCAGCCGGCCAAGGCGCCCGCTCCGGATCCCCAGCCATTCCCCGCACCCAGGTAGAGCAGAACAAGGTTCTCTCCCCAGGAAGTGGCGGCGGCTTCTACTTCTTTGGCAAACGGGCCACATCATGAAATCAATGTTCTTTTCGCCGGAGAGCCTGGTTGCGGCCATGCGTGGCGGCGCGCCAGCGGCGGCTCCAGTGCAAGCTCCGATCGTCCAATCGGCTCCACCCACATCATCCGGAATACCGGCTGAGCTCAACGTCATCTCTGACACCCCTGGCGCCTCGGCCTATGCCGATCGACTCATTGCGGCCGGCATGCGTCCCAATCAGACCGGATCGCCCTGGGAAGGTGTCGGTTCGCTCGCTCAGCTGGCGTCCGGCTACTACGGCAAAATGAAGGATGACGATCGCCAGAAAGAGCGCGACAACGCGCTCGCCGACTACATCTCAAAGCACAACCCGGAGCTGGCGCCGCTGTTTGCCGCTGGCGATGCTCAATCGCGTTCTCGCATGGTTGGAGACATGATCTCGTCTCAAGGCGATAAGCGCAAAGAGGAAGCGGCTCGCCGCAAGACGGCCGAGTTGGGCGAGGCCATGAAGGCCGCCATGAATCCTGATGGAACCGTCGACAATCAGAAACTTATTGAGGCTGCTCTCAGGAGTGGCAATCAAAAGCTCATCGACACAGTCACCGATAACCTTACAAAAAAAACCAACGAGCGTGACAGCGCAGCTCACCGCGTGCGCGTCATGGCCGACGCGCTATCGCCTGGCGGGAGCTTTGAGGCACTCAAGAAATCTGACCCTGATAAGGCTGCGCAGGTTTGGCAACAGGCGAGCGGACTTGAGGCGAAGATCCCGCCAGAAATGATGCCTGGAGCGAACCAGCCAGGCAAGCATTTTGACGGCTACGAAAGCGCGAGAGACCTAACTGAGAGAAGAGAGCTTTTGGCTGCCTCTCGTAGGCGTCACGAGAAAAACGACGCCGATATCCAGTCGAACTTCGCTGCTGCTCAACGTGGCAACCAGGCCCTCATGGTTGTCGAGGGCGTGCTCGCAAACGCAGGTTACACCGGCTTTGGCGGCAACGCTGTTACAGCCTTGAAAAAGATCGGGGCCGCAATTGGTATTGACGTCGAAAAGACAGCAAACAACGAGCTGATTGCAGCTGTGTCGAATGAACTCGCAAAAGGTGCGCGTGCTGGCTATCCCGGCTCTGTGTCGAACTTCGAAATGCAGACATACCTACGTTCTGTCGTTTCGAATGAGAACACGCCAGAAGCCAACAAGAAGATCATGGAGTTTCTCCGCCTGAACATGGGTGAGCAAATTGCTCGCGCACAAGATGCGGATGAATGGCGTGCATTGCGGATCAAGGAAGGCAAGCCGGCAATTCTCGCGGAAGGATTTGAAAGCTTCTATCGAGAGCGAGCGGCACAGCGCAAAGCTGAATTCGAAAAGAGGCGCGACGAGCTTCGCGCCGAGAAAGGCCTCAACGACCGCGGCGAGATGCAGTCTCGCGAGGAAAAACTTGAGATGCAGCGCAAGCGGTCGTCTGCCGCTGGCCCAGCGCCAGCAGGCACCGAGGCCACCGCCGAAGCGGCGCCGTCGCGTCAACAGGCTGGAGAGCCAATCGTTCGGTACGGCAGGGACGCCAACGGCGACACTATAAAATACCAGCTTGATGGCGGCGCCTGGAAAGAAGTTTCTCGCCAAGCTGCGGATGGTCGACCCGTCCCCGGCGGCATGACAAACGAGGGCGGCAGACTCAAGCCCAATCAGCAGATGCTGCGCGATCAGATGAAGTGGTGATGAATGGCAAAGCTTCCGCCGCTACCAAATGGCATTACGCCGATCGACGAAAGTGAAGTTGCGGCCATGGCAGCGCCGGTGGCAGCCCCTGGCGGAACGCTGCCTCCACTTCCAGAGGGCGTTACGCAAATCGAAGCGCCGCAGCCCCAAGCACAAAGCTGGGGGGACTATGTCGGCAACCTGGCGCGCGCAGCCATGGGCGGCGCCACCTTCAACTTTGGCGACGAGATCGAAGCGTTTGTCAGGTCGCGCATATCCGGCGGAGGTGACTATGAGAAAGAGCTTGCTAGGATTCGCGATGAAATGGAGGACTTTCGCAAGTCTAATCCATGGTCGGCTGGCATCGCGGACCTCGCAGCTGGATTTCTCGTACCAGGCGGAGTTGCCGCTAAAGCTGCCCAAAAAGGCGCTGGCCTCATGGGCGCTGCGAAGGCTGGTGCAAAAACTGGCGCTGCGTTCGGCGCAGCATCCGGCGTTGGGGCCGGCGAGGATCTCGACTCCCGATTGGTCGGCGGAGCAACTGGCCTTGCCGTTGGCGCCGGCATCGGAGCCGTTGCGACTCCACTGATCGCTGGTGGTGTCGAGACCGCGAAAAAAGCATCAAGGTACGTTGCTTCCCGCATGGGGAATGAGGGCGCTCAGGCTGAGCGTGCTTTGGAGGCGTACGCCGGATCGCTGTCTCGTGACGCTCAGAATTTTAAGCCAGGAATGTCCAAGGCTGGCGCTCTCGCAGAGTATGCCGACGACATCGAGCGCGGCACTGCCGCACACAGCGACACGCTTTACAATGTCGCTGGGCCGCACACTCAGGCCCTTGTTCAGGATGCTGCGGCAACTGGCAACAAGGCCTCAGCCTCAGCTCGTGAATTCGTTGATGGAAATAGGGCCGCAAGGGAGTCCAGCGACCCAATGGCGCTCGAGGCGCTATCGCGTGGAGCGCCAGATTACGAAGTAATGAAGGGCCGCATCACAGCCGATATGGAAAACTTGGCTGGGCCGGCCTACAAGTCTCTTTACGGTTTGCCTCCGGTATACTCGAAAGAGCTAAACAAAGTAATCAAGGAGATACCCGCGGTTCGCCAAGCGTTCGCTGCCTCCGCCGCTGAGAAGCGCAAGAACACAGGTCGTGACGTTAAGTCTAGCGCAAGGTCTCTTGGTTTTTACTCTCCGGAGGAGATTGACCAGGCACAACGCAAACTTCGTGAGGCGGCGTCTAAGCGCTACAAAAGTGGCGACAAGGAGGCTGCTGACGACATCAATACTGCACGCGACCGGCTACTCGATGCATTTGATGATGCGTATCCAGAGGCTGGGGCTATCCGTCAGTCGTACTTTGAAGCGCAGGATGCCATGCGCCTCGGTGAGGCAGCTAGAAATGTAAATCCAAGCGTTGCCAATGAGGATATTCCAAAACTGATCAAGAAACTGCAGTCGGCAACTGGCGATGCCAAGGAGATCGGACTTTCCGGGTCGCAGGCGGCAGTCATTGATAAGTTAAATGTTATGACGCCAGAGGACGCCGCAAAGGTTGTAGTAAAAAATCGTCAACTGAGAGAGTTTCTGATTGGCGCATTCGGTCCCAATGCTGCAGGCGAAACGGCTGCATCTGCTCGACGCCTCGTGAAGACAGCGCAAGGCGAGAAGGCCCTCATGGACGCCGCCGAGAGCGGCGCCAAGAAGGGCCTCAACATCGATAACACGGACCTGGCTTCCGTGGCGGCCGACGTCACGGTCAGCAAGATGTTTGGCTACGTGCCGATCGTCACTGTCATCAATCGCTTTCGCAAGATGGGCGGACTCTCCGATGATGAGGCACGCCTGGTGGTCAAGGCGGCCACGAAAGCGAACATTCATGGTTCCTCGAGCATGGCTGACCTCATGAAGGCCGTCAAAGCTGTCGACGAAAAAGCAGCCGAGAGACTCCAAAAGACTGTCGCCCGCACACTGCGTGCTGAGCAACTCGTAATCGATAAGCCCGGCGAGTATGCCGGTGAAAACAGAGGTAAGTAATATGCCCTGGGATGGCTCTGGTAGCTTCGACCTTCTGTATGACTTTTCTGATCTTCGTGACGAAGGTCCTCCGTCATCACTGATCGATGCCGATCAAATCGACGAAATGTTTGCCGACCTCGCGGCCGGCATTGCCTTGTCGATGCCGAGGAATGGTGAAGCCGCAGCAACCGCATTGCAAAACTTTGGCGGGTTTCGCCTTACCAATCTTGGTGACGGCACGGCCCAGACCGACGGCCTAACTGTGCGCCAGGCCGGCCGCGGGGCGATCGACTGGGCTGGAACGCTTGGTGGGTCTGCTACCGCCATGACCGCGACGGTCGCTCTCGGCCCGACGACGCTGGTCACGGGCACTCGAGTCCGCGGCATCGTTTCGGCAACCAACACCACGACGACGCCCACCCTTGCGTATAACTCAACGGCCGCAACCGTCATCAAGCGGTTTGACGGAAGCGCACTCGAAATTGGTGATCTAAAGACCGGCAACTATGTCGAGTACGTCTACAACGGGACGAACTGGCTCGTGCTATCGAAGCACGTGTCGGAGACTCGCGGGCGCCCGGTCTACTACACCGCCGACGCAACCTACAACGCCGGCACAAAACAGTACACTATGAACATCCCGGCGGCGCAGGAGTGCAATAAGCTCCGCACTGGCGATAGCATCATCTTCTTGTGCCCAGCAAACAACGGAACGCCCGTAACGGCGCTCGTTGGTTCCGACACGATTGAGATGGTCGACGAGACTGGAACCACTCTCGACGCGAACGCGCTGCAGAGCGGATCGACGTATCTGTTCATTTTTGACGGAACCGACCTTCGTGCCGTTACGCTGGCTCAGGCTGGCGGCGGCGGAGGGGGAGATCTCGCCGACCTGAATGACGTCGACCTGACCGGCATCGCAGACGGCGACAGCTTGTACTATGATGCCGGAACGTGGCGCGCCGGCACATTCGTGCTTCTTTCCACCGCCGCAAGTGCGATCGGTGACACGATTGTTTGGGACGGCACTGACTGGACTCCAGTTGCGAAGGCCTCGTCTGACTTCCTGCTCAAGACTGGCGGGACGATGTCCGGCACCTTGGTCGGCACAACGTTCAATGCGTCGACCGCCTACATCTTGAAGGATGTCACGACTCCAGCGAATACCATCACGGCATCCGCTGATGGCGACGAGTATCGCGTCACAGGTAGTGTGGCCGGTCGTCTGATGACTCTTGCTCAAGACCGCTCAGCGCAGACGTTGGTTGACTCCGCTGGAAACGCACGACAGATCGTTCACGCCGGAAACTTCAACACGTACGGCGACGCGCGCTACGCCGAACTGTCCGGAGACACGTTTACCGGCGCCATTGCGGCTCCGTATGTAACCGTCACAGGAGCAACAGGCGCCTTCATCTTTGGTGACCGCGGCAACGCAGCAAAGAGCGGAACGCTGTATGGCCACTCAGACGGCACGATCGCCATCCTTGGAAGTGTTGCTGGGTCCGACCTTATCCGCCTCTCTCAGGATCGCTCTGCTCAAACTGTGCAGGACAGCGGCGGAACACAGCGCCAGATCTGGCATGATGGCAACATCAACTCCGCGCGCGCACGCACGATCGTTGATGCAATCCAGGCCGACGCGACCGCACTTAACGACTTGAAAACAACAGCCCTCATCACCGTCGATGGAACGTACCTCAACGGCGATGGCAGCTCTGGATCATCTCTATCTGTGGATGCTTCGGCCCTACAGTCTCTACATCAGACGGCCTTCGACTCAAGATACTCATTGACGTCGCACACGCACAGCAACGCATCGAGTGGCGCTGCCGGGTTTATGTCTGCGTCAGATAAGTCGAAGCTGGATGGAATTGCGAGTGGCGCCACGGTTGGCGTGTCTGTTGCGCAAATGTGGGGCACAGGCGTCGGAGCAATTCTTGCGTCAGCGTCAGTGATCACTTCTGGAAGCACAAGTCGCGGCGCGTCCTACACGTGCTCAGTAGCGAATGTTCTAACCGTTGGTGGGACTTCGGTGTTTGTGAATGATGCTCAAGTGGACGGCGTCTATTGTTGTCTGACAGGCTCGAGCAATACCTCGGCAGGGACGCTAATTTTTGTTCGCACGGCATAAGCGGGCGCATCATGAGTACGGTCGAATCTATCATAGATGATATTATCAAACGCGAAGGCCGCGTTTATGAGAATGTCGCTCACGACAAGGGTGGCCCGACAAAGTTCGGGATCACCCTTGATCGCCTGCGCACGGAGCGCGGCCGGCACATCACATGGGAGAACGTGCGCGACCTCACCGAGAAAGAGGCGCGCGCAATCTACTTGGATGCCTACTATCACCGTCCAGGCATCGACAAGCTGCCGGTCGAGATGCAATCGCCGGTCATGGATTGGTACGTGACCAGCGGGACCTGGGCGATCAAGGGACTGCAAAACCTCCTCCGCGACATCGGATTCGACGTGCCCGTGGACGGGTCCCTCGGCGCCGACGACTACGAGGCAACCGAGAACGCGCTTGAGGCGATGGGTGCCGACCTGGTCAGCGCCTATGCCGTCGAGCGCACGCACTTTTTCGGGCGGATCGTCGCCAACAACGCCAGCCAGGGCAAGTTCCTTCGCGGCTGGATCAACAAGCGGTCTCGGCCGTACTTCAAGGGGGGCGCCTGATGTGGCCCATTCTTGCCGGATTGGGCGGCCTGGTGAAGGTCTTGCTGCCCAGCATTACTGACCTCGGCCGCGTCGCGCTCGAGCAGCGCGGAGCGGCTCAAACGAACGCGCATGACGAGAACAAGGCAGCGCAGGACGCCTTCGCCCGTGAGTTCTCTTACGGCGCTCAGAACAGGACATGGTTTGACTCCGCGATCGACGGCCTGAACCGTATGCCCCGGCCGCTCATGGCGCTGGGTTGCATATGGATCTTTGTATATGCCGCCTACGACCCGGCTCGGTTCGCGATCATGATGCAAGCCATGTCCGGCGTGCCGACACCGCTCTGGTCGCTCCTGACCATCATTGTGTCGTTTTTCTTCGTTTCTCGAGGCCTGGAGAAAGTGTCGATAGGCCGGGTAACGGTCAAGGAAGCGAAACAGGCCGCGGAGACCGCCAAGGACGTCGCCCAGGCCCAGCGCGAGCTTGATGCTGAAAGGTCCCGGCCGGTCGAGGATGAGGCTCCTGTGCCCGCTGTGGGGCTCCTGAGCGCCAACATGGCGCTCAAGGATCCGTTGCTCGCCCTGGCCGGCTTTGGACCCGGGGAGCTCACCAAGGAAGGCTACACCGGCAAGCTGCCGATCAGCCGGGCCGCGGGCTGGAGAAATCCGATTTGTCTGCGGTATCGAGTTGCAGACACACAAGAAGCGGCATAAGCCGCACCGGCAACACACTGGCCTCACCCTAGCGGGTGGGGCCTTTTTCATTTAAGAGACCAAGGTCCGCGAGCAGGTCTAGCGCGGCCAGCCTCGGCGCGTCGCTGATCAAACGGTTGACGCTCCATAGGACGAACTCGCAATTCTCCGGCGTATAGTCTTTGCCTGCATCGATGCGGTTGGGGCTTGGCGCGTACGGGTTGCTTGACCCAAATCCGGTCGAGGCCTGGAACGGACGACCCGTCAGGGCACACCTGTACCCCTGGCGCTTGAGGATCTCCGCCGCCACCTCTGGCGACAGATTCCACTTCACTTTCGACTTCGTCTTCTTGACCGTTCTTTCGCCGCCATTCGCTCGTGATCTGGCTGCAATGCCTCGCGAGATGGCCTCCCGCGCAACCTCGACGTCGGTCATGATCCGCTTTGTAATCGATCGAGCATCTTTTGCGATGCGGCGCTCCGTGGCGCGGCGGACCTGACGTGACGGCTTGGGGGCCGCCTCGGCGCGGTCGAAGGCTGCTTGGCGAGAAGCGACATACTCGTCGAGTGACGGCGTAGGTGGAAGCGGTCGCTCCGCGACGACAGGAGCGGCTTCCGGCTCGACAATGGGTTGTGGCTTGCCAGATTTTTTAGCGAGTGCGCGGAGCGTTGCTTCCCTTGCAAGACGGCGGATTTCTTCTATTGGTAGTAGTTTGCGGGCGGCAATGTCGGCAACTTGCAGAGTCCTGCCACCCTCCATAATTCCGACGTCGTGACGCGACGTAGAGCCGATGCATGCGCCATAAATGGTCCCCCTAAATTTGTGCCGCCTAAAATGCGTCGCGTCGTGCTCCTCTTGACATGTTGAGCACCACGCGACTCCGCGCGACTTTCTGTCGGCGCGAATGCGCACCGCCCTTTCAGACTCGTCACGCCTGGTCCTGCGCTCCTCCAGAGTGAGATGACGAAAATTACTTTCCACTTGCATGTTTGCGCCGCAGCAGCCGTCGCACCCTGACTTTGAACTGACAAGCTCGATTCTCGTCTTCGCGTCTCCATGCCTGCTGTGCGGCCTCACCTCCTGACAACACTTGCACATCTTCACGATTGGATGCGCGCGCCAGTCGAAAGCGCTCTCAGCCGAGACCCTCTCCGGCCGATGTGTCGACGGATCCCAGGCGCCGAGAGCCTCTTTTGCGCGGATCCTGTCTATTGCCACGTTGGCAAGTCTCTGCACCTCGCCGATTGGCTTGCCTGCACGCTTCGCCTTCTGCGGAGGAGATGAGCCCGATGAACATGAGCGACAGCAATTATGAATATATTCGCCGCGAGCTCCGTTTCGCTCAGTCTGCACCTTCTTGGTGAATGCCCATAGCGGACGTCGGACCTCGCAGCAGCTGCACCGGCGCAATTCTTCAATAATTTCACCGTCCAACATTCTTCTGCCCCCTCGCGCCATTCTCAATCCGCACGGCAGACCCAGCGCTGATCTTCTTGTGCTCGTTGCGCGCGATCACGCGACAATTGTCCTCGGTGTAGTGGCCGCTCTGATCGATCATGGCGATGTACGGCACTAGGGCCGATCGACCATGCAGCGACACGCGATAGCGGCGCTTGGTGATCTCACACTTCCGCCGCTCGAGTCGCTCGATGACCCAAAGCCAATCGAGCGAGACCGTCTTTCGCGTCCTCTTTGCGCGTTTGCGCACATCATTGAGAAGTTGAAACGCGCGAACCTCCTCCCTCGTCAGCTTCGGAGGATCCTGATCGAAATCGACGCCCTTCTCGCTAAACATGAGGGGAGTGCATGAGATGCAGAATTTGTCGTCGTCATAGTCGAAGTCTGGCTTCGAAGATGTCTGACATCCGCCGCATGCGCGCTTTTTGGCGTGATACTTCTCTTTCGCCTTGGCCTTGCAGTCGCGACACATCAGCGACAGTCCGTCAGCGTGACGCTTGTCCTTGGTGAAGTTATCGAGCGCCCTGTTTTTCTTGCACGTGCAGCAGAGCTTGCGCTCGACGCGACGCGACGAGGTTTCAGTTGAAGGGGACGTCATCGATACCTCTCATGATGCGTTTGATCTCTGCTGATGTGGCTTTTTCACAAGCGGCGACGCCGTTTGTCAGCATTACCCACACGAAGTGACGCCATTGGTCTCGAGTCCAGCCGGCCATGTCGGCGCCGTGCTGATCGAGAAACTCACCACCGGCCTTACAGGCGGCCTCTAGCGCCTCAGCGCCAAATCGATTCATGTCGATGCGCATGTCGGCGACCTCTAGGTATTGTTCAGAGTATTGACTCATCTATCGCTTCCACGGTGAAGTCATGAGCAACCACCTTCTGATACTTGCCGTTCTTCTGGAGCATCACGCGGCCCGGCTTGCGAAGGTCGCCAAAGTAGAGCTCGGCCATCTTGCAGTCCGCCGGAACGATGCCGGTGCGCGACATGCGGCGCCACCAATTAACTGCCTCGTTTCGCATCCAGGAATTCTGACTCTCCAGGAGGACGTATTCACGCACGACCTTGGTGAGTCCCAGCTGATACTCGACAACCACCATGGGGTCGTCGCTCTTAGTTGCGATACTTGTGTAGTATCGAACACCCGTGACGTCATGCCACTTCGGCTTTAGGCCAAGCGACAAGATGGGCGCGTCCGAAGCCTCTGGCGTGATGCGCTTCAACTCGTCGCGCGGGAACACGTGATTGCACTCCGGACAAGTCGCAGCCGATGCATGCACCAACTTATCACAGTTGGGGCACTGTTTAATCGGTGCTTCGCGCTTGCCTTTGGAGTCGCCAGACTGATCCTTGACGACTCGCAGCTCGTCGATTGGACCAAGACGAGCGAAGTTGCGACCGTAGTCGAGAACCAGGCAGTCATCCTTGCCGGGGCACAGACGAACACCGCGACCGACGATCTGCAATAGAAGCCCAGGACTCTCGGTTGCGCGCACAATTGCCAAGTGGTCGCAGATCGGAGCGTCGAATCCAGTCGTCAGCACGTCGACATTCACGAGACAGCGAACTTGGCCGGCAACGAACCGCTGAATGAGTGACTCACGCAGCTCTTTCGGCGTAAGCTTCGAATTGCCAGTGACCATGTGGGCGTCGATGCCGCGCTCGCGTAGAACTTCGACGAGGTGGAATCCGTGCTTGATGGATGACGCGAAAATCATCCAGGCGCGACGGTCCTGACCTCGCTCGATGATCTCGTTGACGATCGCCCGATTAAGGTGATCGATGTCAAAGCGATCAGCGACCTGCGAGGCGATGAACTCTCCACCGCGATGATTCAAACTTTCAAGATCTACATTGATCTTGGTGCCCTTGGTGACAAGTGGAGCAACGTAGCCGCCCTCGAGCAGCTTAACGTAAGGCATCGAGTAGACGATTTTGTCGAACACAGGCGGAGCGTCGCCGTGTGGATCAGTCAACATGCCGGTTGTCAGACGGAATGGTGACGCCGTGAATCCGACCAACTTCATCTGCGGGTTTATTTTTCGCAGATCGGTGATTAGACTGCGATACTGGCCCTCGCCAGAATGCGGTATGAGGTGAGCCTCGTCGATCATCATGACGTCGATCGCGCCAATCTCATTGGCGGATCCGGCCATGGTCTGCACACCGCCGAACGTGATCAGCTGCTTGCCGTCGCGTTTGCGGAATCCTGCCGAGAACAGGCCGACCGGAGCATCCGGCCAGACCTGCTTGAGGCGCTCGTAGTTTTGGCCGATGAGCTCCTTGACGTGGGTCGCCATCAAGATGCGCGTGCCGTAGTATTGCCGCACCATCTCGTCGATCATGGTGGCGATCACCACGCTCTTGCCGCCGGCCGTGCCGATCTCAACCAGAGGATCGCGCGCCTCACCGCTACGCCAGGCGTCATAGACCGCATTGGCCGCCTCACGCTGATATGGTCGAACAGAGATCAAAGCGGCATCTCCATGCCGTTATCGATCACCGACGAGCCGTCATGGCGCTCATACCGGACAAGGCCGTTGCCGACGTCCTCGGCGCGCCCCTTGATCAAATGCGAGTTGTAGCGATGGTCTGGGCAGCCAGTGCGCTGGGTGCCAGCCGAGAGCTCCATCTTGTGCTTGTCGCACCACCAGGATCCGCCCCGGCGCGCCTCAGAACGAATGCACGTACGGCAATTGCGCTCAGGATAGCTCTTTCCATGGCAGGCCGAGTTGTGCGGGCACATCTGGCAGGCGAAGTAAGTCGGATCGATTGAGATCGGCGGGGGAGCAATGCGCTCGTAGATCACGCGCTCGCCCTTGGCGATCAATCGATTCGCGAGGCTCTCATCGAGCTGGACGTGCTCAAGGTAGTCGACACTCGTGTCGGCGCAGCGGGCGATGTATAGCGCGCTCTTGAAGCCGGCGCGCAACATGTAAACCTGGATCTGCGCATGATGCCGCGGATTGGACGCGGCGACGCCAAGCTTGTTCAGCCGCTTGAATGTTGATGAGTTTACAGATTTGGCCTCGACGAGCACCCAGTCTCCGGCACGCATGAAGCGGCCAAGCTCGTCATTGGCACCACCATCGATGCGGCCAAACATGTGGCCATCGCAGGCCTCGACCGGAAACTGCTTGCCATCTCCTCCGCGGTCGACGACGTTCAGCCCGGCGGCACGCAGATCGGAGATGATACGCTTCTCCTCCTCGTTGCCCCGCTCGACATTCTTGCGCGCGATTCCGCTCATCTCCTTGGCTGGCGACACCCAGCGAAACGACATCCAGATGCGGCGCACACACTCGTAACCGATGTCAGAAACCGGCAAGCGATACGGGCGTTGGTCGATCATTGCCGCGTACGAGGCATTGATTTGAGCGGCTAATTCTTCGAGTTGCATATCGCCTCCTTGTCGCAGAAACGGCCAGCGAGTTGTCAGACCTCGCCGGCCGTTGTGCACTGTCAACGCTACGCTTGCAGACTTAGGTGCGCCAGGGCGGCGGGCCACCGGCCAGCGTGCTCGCAGGCATCGCCGGAGGCGCGGCCATCTGAGTCGGTGCCGGAGCGTACGCTGGCGCCTGCTGCATCGGTTGTGCCGGCATCTGCTGCATCGGCGCGGCCTGAACAGGCGCTGGGCCCGCTGGCGGCATCGAGCCGACGAGGTTGGTGGCCGGGCCGAAGTCAGTGATATCGTTCTGAGCTTCGTCGCCCGCCTTCTTGCCGCCCGTCTGGGTGATCGTCGCCATGACCGGCTTGTTCGCGAGGCCGGCGAGAGACGTCAGAACCTGGCTACCGACGCCGTGAGCGATCTGGAACTTAGCCAGGAATGCGCGCGACATCGCCATGTACTGATCGCTCGGATGATCGTTGCCGATCGTGCGGCGGACGATGCGACCTTTGAACGGTCCCTCTTGCACCGTGAAGGTGAGGGTGGTCGTGACATTCATCACGCCGTTGGGTGCACCTTCCCGCTGCTTCATGTTCTTCTTGGCGCCCGTGAGGGCGACGACGGCCTTGGTGCCATGCGGAATGAGATCAGCCGTTTTGGCTTGCTCGCCCGTCTGGCCGCCCATAGTGCCGCCCAGCTCGAAATCGGCTTGGCTCATTTGGTGGTTTCTCCATTCAGTTTCTGTTGCAACAGTGACCGTCTCTCCGGTCTGTCCACGACCATCAGGCAGCCGCTGGCTGCATTCCGGCGACGTTCGGGATGTACTTTGCGACCTCGGCGAAGCTCAGCGGCAGGAACTCAGGGAGTCCCATGCGGCTTCCTGCGAGGTAGCCACCGCCCGGCTGGCAGTAGACGCGCTTCTCGCCGACGCCGGTGGCCTTCGTGACCTTGTTGCCGAATCCAGCGTCCGTTGTTGCGACCATCACTTGGTGAGCCGCATAGAGGATCGCATCGCAATCCTCGGAAAAAATTGGCATGACGTGCTTGTTCAGATCGGGGACCATGCGCTTGAATTGCGTGGTCAGGTCAGGAGAATTGTCAGTGACGGCGACCGAATGGGCCACTTCGATCACATTGATCTTGAGTGCGCGATGGATATGCTTGATGGCCTCGTTGTACCGAAGGGCGAACTCGTCAGCGACCTGCACCCAACCCTTGCCGTAGGGTATCTCCTCGATGTTGGCCTTGCCGTTCAGCTGCGCAACGTACTCCTGACAGCGACGCTCTGCGTGATCGACGCTGTCGATGACGAGGGTGCTACAAATCGTCGGATTCTGGATGACCAGATAGAGCGACTCGATGATCTCCGGCCACGTCTTCGGCTTGATCGCGCGAACCTTTGTCAGCGCCTCACTGTAGCCGAGCCCGTCCTCCGTGGCGATGAAAAGAGGATTCGGAGCACACGCGCCGAAAGTCGACTTGCCAACTTTTGGCGCGCCGTGAATCAGGATGCGCGGTGCCTTGCTATCGTGGTTCGTTTCGATCGAGTCGAGCGAGATTGCCATTAGCTGATTTTCCTCACAGAGATGACGGACGAGCCGTAGCTGACGTTAATTGCTTCCTGCACCGCCGCGCGCACGTCAGGATCACTCTCGTGGCGCAGCATCGACTCGTTGACAGAATACGTGACCGACACGCCCGTCGGGACCCTTGCACAGACCTGTAGGAGGTCACCGATCAAGTTTTGGTCCAGACGGACGTGTCGTTCGAAGTGGCCGATGATCTCGTGTTTTCCAACAACGATTCCGACCTTTCCAAACTCACGCCCGGAAACTTGCCGCGCGACTTCAAACTGGCGCGTGTGGCGGTTCAGCAGCATCAAGTCGATGCGGGACGACTCGGCTGCCAAATCGACAAGCTTCCGGGCAATTTCATCGCGACGAGCAATGAGGTCTTCGGTTGAGAGCGTGCTGAGAGTGATGTCGCTATGCGTGACCGTTGTATCGACCATCTCGAGACCTCCTCCCGTTCGCTCATTGCTCGTCGTGCATTGTTTATTTACACTTTGCATCGATTTCTGTCAATGCCGAAACGCTAAGTTGATGCATAAGATTGTCGAGGTTGCGGTGGAGATCCTGCAACGTGCCGTTGTTGTCGATGATATGGTCAGCCACGCTCGCGTCGATACTCATTGATGCTGACGACTCGGGCGGATGTCTCTTGCTGGCGTCGATCCAGATGACGTGATCAAAGGCCTTTTCAGCCTTGAGCGCATCGAATTCGCGACGCGAGCGCAGGCCAACATACATATCGTATTCCGCGAACAGCTCGCGACCAAGTCGCGCCGCATCGTACCGATTGTATTTCGATATCAAGTCATGCCATAGGGCGCGGTGATTGTGGCGATCCGCGAAGCACTCCTCGAATGTTTTGTACTCCGGGTGGCCCGTGAATTCTTGTGTCACCTTGGGCTGGCAATACGGAAAAACCGCCTTGCGACCAACGAACTCCGAGGAGGAGCGGAAGGTCAGGCCATATTTGTCCCGTAGGTACTCCGCCGCAGTGTCCTTGCCCCAGCGACCCGGAGCCAAGATTATGAGTCGTGGTCGGCGCATTTCAGACTCCTTCGCGGGCGTAATCAGCTTGTTGTGAGTGACGTAGGCGAGACAGAAGGCGGCGACGTCAGCTTCGGTGAATTCGTTTTTGCACATATTGTACATATTGCAGACAACGATGGTGTTGCCGCAAGTGTATCCAAGCTTAGGATTTACTCGCTCAAGGGATGGGGCGAATGGTTTTTTGCGGTTTTGCCGTTCGGTGCGAGTGAAATCCAATGAAACTCCCGACGCCTCGCAACGATCAATATTCGATCGGGCACGGATCCATTCTTCGTCAAGGGCGTATTCAATGTTAAGTTTTCGCGCTCTGGTTTTTGCACCCCAGGCAAGCGCCTTGATTCTGTTTTCGTAGTAATATTCGCGCTGTGCCTGTCTAACTTTCTCAGCGTTGGTGGCGCACCATTTGCGAGTTGATTCTCGAACCTTCTCGCGATTGGCTGCCCTGTACGCCCTCGCTCTTTCCAGGTTCTTCTCGGCATTCTTCGCATTGTATTTTTCTCTTTTTAATTTGACTTTATCCGGATTTTTTATTGCCCATTCGCGCCCCTGATTGCGAACTTTGTCGGGGTTCGCAATTCTCCATGCTCGCTTCCCTTCAAGGATTTTTTCGCGATTAGCCGCTAGATATTGCTTGTCGTACTCTTTTTTCTTGCGTCTACGCCTCTCATCCGCTGTCTCATCAGTCTCGACGGTGCTCATTATTTCTTCCCCTTCTTCTTCGCGGGCGCCTTGGCTTTGCTTTTCTTCCCGCCCGTTTTCTTTCGGCGACCGGTCGGCTTTAGATGGCTTACGTCGTGCAGTCCGGCCTCAATGCGAAGTGCAGTTACTGCCACCGCAACAGCATCCGCTTCGTTGTCGTCCATGACTGCAAACCCAAGGCGACTCACAGCTTCGATTATTTGCTCTTTTTTCGCTCCGCCCTTGCAGACGCACGCCTTTATCGTGTTGACTGGAATGCCAACTGGCTCAATGCCGTTTCGGTGTGCGGCCATTTGAATGATAGCTCGCGCCCCACAGTGAAGCTCCGTTGCCCTCGATGAGGCAAACGTGGCCGCGTGAACAAATTCAAACACCAGGCCAGTAATCTTGTGAGCATCAATTTTCGCCTGAATAAATCTGTCGATGTGCAGCCATCGCTCGAAATCTTGTGGATGCGAATGGACTTTATCCACATTCCACACGCCGATCTCTATCGGTTGCCCGTCGTACATCACGCACCAGCCTAGCTTCGTGCCAATGTCGATCGCGAGCAGGCGACTGGTGTCACTTGGCATTTGCTATGGCATCCTCGATGTCGAGCTGCGCACCCTTGGAGAAGCGCTTTTTTGCTGGCTTTTTCTTTGGTGGCGCGACGATCGGTGGAGATGGTGTTGTTGCGACGATGCCGGCAGGGGTGATCCACTCACCAAGGTCGCCGCCTATGCAGCGCCAACCCTTGCGTTGCCGGCGAGCGAATAGCTCGATGCGTTCGACATCAGGCCAGCGCTTATCAATGAGATCCTGGAAGCGCTCCGGCTTCGCGGAATGACGCTTCTCGCGCGCACCCTCGAACACTGTCGTCCACTCTAGCGGCTTGCGAGCCTCGAACTTGCCGCGGGTCCCGATGAGAACGATCTCACCGTTGTTCCGACTCCACCGCCCGTACGCGACATTCGGCTTTTTCCATACGAGACATGACTTGTAGGAGAAGCCCCAGTGAGCGAGTAGAGTCATGGCCTGCGCCAAGTGCGGCACTGTGGACCATAGCATCATGCAGGCGTTTTTGCCGGCCAAGTCCTTAATTGTCGGATGAAGATCGAGCAGATCTTGCTCACTCATGCATTCGTACTTCTGGACGCGGCCACGACCCTTGTCAGAGTACGTCTTGATTGCCCATGGAACATCAGCAACCACGATCCGCGGCGGAGACTTTACTCGTCTTTTCCCTGACACAGCTTACGCGCCTCCCTGCCACTCGCTTCATTGTTCAGATTGATGAGGCCGCAGAACGCACAGCACACCCATGGCTGTGGGTGCTTCTTGTGTCCGTATCGGCGCCAAACGTGAGGCTTGTTCCTGGCCCTGCCGCTCTTGGCTTTGGGGTCGCTCCAGTTGATCAACAGCCGTACTCCTCCGCCAGCTTCGCGGCTCTCTCGAGCAGCTCCGCATCCTCGTAAAGCAGACGCACTGAGCGATCCTGGGACTTGAGCGCGTCCATCCGGCCGGCGAGCGCCTTCCGGAGCACCTCGCTCGGCTTGTTGCAGTTCCTCACATGCTTGCCCAGGAAGCCCGTAGACAGCTTTGAGCCAGCCGCTCGAGCGCTTGCCCCGCTCGCCTTGTATTGACCACGCTCAATATTCACGACGGAGTTGTGGCCCGGAATCCGCAGATCCCGCTCCGCTGTTTGAATTAAGTGGTTCTCTGTCAGCATTTTTGTATTTTTGTGTTGACCAAAGTCGCCATAACATCGTAATCAACGAATGCCTGGCGGTGAGTTGACCGTCGATCGTGACAGTACACAATACGTGGTTATCTGTCAATGCTTTGGAGAGCGGATATGGCTCGCGGAAAGAAACCACCAGCAGGCTTTAAGCTTGAAGCGCCCGTCAGCGAAACACTAACGGTGAAGTTTTCGGCCGGCTGGAAGGATCGACTGCAGAAGCTAATCCGCGAGAAAGACACGAATCCACGTCGTCTATCCATCGCTGCCGGGCTCGATCCATCAACCGTCACTCAGGTACTCCGCTCCAGTCGCTCTCCGGGCATCGAAACGATTGCCCCGATCGCCGACCAGCTGGGTGTCAGCCTTGATTGGCTCGTTAGGGGTAGGGGCACCGCAGCTCAACCAGCCTTTAGCGGGGGCCAAAATGCAGATATTCAGCAGGTCAAAGTCATCGAATGGGAATCTGTGCACAATTTCGTACTCGGCAAGCACGACAGGGTGGTTGTCATGAGGACGGAGACAACACAGGCAATGGATCCGGCGGAGGGTAGATTCCGTCTGGATTTCGCCGGCACCAGCATGGCGCCACTCATCATGGACGGCAGCATCCTTGACTGCTCGACGGCCCTCATTGAGGAGCCGGAGGACGTGGTCATTGTGTGGATCGCCGACCAGAAAAAAGCGGTGGCTCGCCAAATCATGCCGGAAAAAGTCGACAAACACGGTCGCATCACGCGGGGGAGTCTTGTAACCCCCAACGAAAAGTGGGGCTCCATCGCTTTCGACACATCGAAGGGCGACAAGATCCTCGCGGTTGTCATCGACGTCATCAGACCACTCCGTCGCGTCAAGCGGCGTGGCGTCAAGATGGCAGCGTGAACGCTCTCACTTTCGAGCAGGCATCACAGATTCTGGCGTCTCGCGGCATCCAGATGTCGCCCCGCGCGTTGCACAATGCAGCGCGATCGGGGAGGCTCGCACAAAGCAAAATCGGCCGACGTTGCTACGTCACCGTAGATGATCTCGAGGAATACATAGCGTCATGTCGCGTACAAAGGGCTCCGCTCCTCGACTCGTCCTGTATGGACCCGATACCAAGCACAAGGCCAAGCGCAAGGCCGGATTCAAGTCGTACAAGTGGTACATCAGGCACGATCACCTTGGCCGACGTATTGAAAAAACCACCGGCTATGGGATCGGCCAGGAGGTCGACGCCCACCGCGCGCTCCTAGACTACGTCATGGCGTTGTCGACTCCGGTCGGCACCGACAAGGACCCACTACTCCTTGAGGTGCTGACCGGCTACAAGCTCCGCCGCGCACCGAAACTCAAATCAGCGAAAGCCGAGATCCGCAGCTGCGACAATCTCATTGGCGTATCCACCGGGATCCGGGTGTCCCAGGTCAACAAGTCGTGGTGCCAGGCATTTGCCGACCAGCGCAGAAAGTTGCATAAGCACTCCGACAGCTACATCCGGCGCGAGCTAGGCGTGCTCACCAGAGCGCTATCCCTTGCGGCGGACGAAGGTCGCATTGATGCGGCGCCGAAGATCTGGAAGCCGGCGGACGGTGATCCCCGCAGCGCGTTCCTGACGGCGCCGCAGGTTGCCCGCATCGTCCGCTACTTCCGGAGCCGCGAGGATGGCTTCCGCGGCCTCTTGTTCGTGCTCTTGGGTGTCTACACCGGCCACCGCAAGGAGGCGATCCTGACGTTGCGCTGGGAGCCGCACGACGAAGGCGGCTTCGTCGACCTGCAGTCCGGCATGATCGACTTCCGGCAGCGGCGCGCCACTAAAAAGAGGCGGGCCCAGATGATGATCCCGAAGCGCCTACTGCCACTCCTCCACCGCGCGAAGCGGGAATCGCGCGCTGGGTGGGTCATCGAGTTTAATGGCAAAGGCGTTAAAACTATTAAATCGCTACTCGACTCGAGCGTCCTGGAGTCAGGAGTGAAGTGGCATCCGCACATGCTGGCGCACACATGCGCGAGCTGGATGATCATGGGCGGGATCGATATCCTGCGCGTCGCGCGACACTGCGGCAAGTCGGTCAAAATGATCGACCAGGTCTACGGGCACCTCATGCCGATGGACGGTCTCCGCCCCAACATCAACATGCGTCGCCGGTGGCTCTGATCACATCCCCTAATTCACATCCACATCTACGCCACATCCACGGAGATGTTGGCGGATCATTGATTCTATTGATTTTTATCGCAACGTCTGGGTATTGTTCAGTGTCAATGAATTTCAACGAAACCCAGCAAAATCAACACTTCTGACGATTGACAGATCACAACATTCGACCTTGCCAAGGTCGGGGTCGAGGGTTCGAATCCCTTCGCCCGCTCCAATATTTCCGGGCTTTCAGCCCAGTTTACATCCACTAATTCACATCCACATCAACGGCGCATCCCCGCGACGGGGCCAGCGCTCGAGTTAACCCAGATCAGCACCGATTTGGAGCGAGTGATTTATCGTGGAAATGGAAAAGATGATTCGTAAGAAATGATGTGAGAATTATCACATTGCGCAGGGTTCGAATCTTCTTCGCTATGCTACAAGACGCATGCTAATATATTGCCGCCGGCAATGGCGCGCATAAGAAAACTCGACGGAGGTGCCGCTAACACCCCCGCCGAGCCGGGCCCGCCACCATTCGACGCTTCGGGTGCGTAGCGGGCTGTTTCACATCTTGAGACGAAAATCATTTAGATCACAACCGGCGTGCGATCGTCCAGTCATGCCCGCCTTGCAACCTCAGATGTTGACTGCAATTTTTTTATTTTTGATATTGCGCACAGTCAAAAATGGTGCGAGATGTAATTCAACAGCGCGGCCACTGTCGGCTGTCTTGATCTCGGCCACTGTCGGGTCAGTGAGAAAGGGCGGTTAAACCGCCCTTTTTCATTTTTCCAACCTGATGCCGCGCCAACCCCTATCGTTGGATCTTCTTCTGGGAGCCCCACCGAGATCTTCGCAGTGCGCGGCAAACATGCGATGGAACGCGCCATCCGGCTCGAGCCCCTCCTGCTTGACCCACCTTGCGTAATGTCCGGCAGCCTCCTTGCTTTTGGTCCACGAGTTCGCATCTGCAACAATGTGCGCGGCAGCCCACCGCTCGAATGGTGAGCGCGCTACCGCAACGCGCCGATGCGGGGGAGGCCATGTGTGTCTCACGCCCTCCGGAAGCAGAGACACCACAAGAAGCAGCAGGAGGGATTGACCGACCTCAATCACCTCCTGGTTGGATATGCCACCCATCATCTGACCGATGAGAGTTGCAGATCCATCCGTGGTTCCTATCTTGAGGGCTAGAGCGGTCCTTTCACTCTCTAGGGCGGCGAGCTCTGCCTGCAGTCGCTCCTTTTCGGTTGCAGCTGCAATGGCATCGGAAAGCTTCTTGCGTTCACTTTTAGTTCTCTCAACGGAATCATCCTTCGCCATCGATTTAAGCTGACGAGATGGTCGATTTTCGGTGATGCGTTGTATCTGGGACGTTTTGTCCTTGACGCGCTCATCTGCCGCCATCCAGTCAGCACGAACCTTGTCCGCCGGGGCGCTGGCAATGCTGGCTTTTTGCTTTGCAGTTGCATATGCGCCCTCAATTGCAATACTCAGGGCGAAAACCCAGCAGAGCCCAGCAATTACTAGGGTGGCGCCACGTGCCGCCAGATGGCGCCACGTCCGCCAGCACGTGGCGGCTGCTGGCGGGATGGTGACGGCGAGGGCTGCCATGGCGACGCGCTTCACCGGGATCGCTTCGCCACCGGTCGCCATCATCTGCCAGAGCCCGGGCACACTCAGCCAGACCTCGGTCGCGATGCAGGCGAGGGTGATTAGGCCGAGAATTATGATGCGAAACGCTTTCATTCGCTCACATACAACTTAACCGCAAAAATGAGGTGATCTCCAGGACGATAGCAGCAATATTGACAGTTGTCCATATCGTATTGACAAATCACCATATCTGCCCTAACCTGACCTCGTGAAAATGACGATCAACAATGTGGGTATACACAACTCATGGCAATCAAGTTTCATCTCGAGCCCGGTGCGCTGGGTCGCTTATTGCGCACTCTCGCAACCCTGCTCATCGTCGGCAGTCTCGGCTACGTGCTGTACGTCGTGACGAATCCGCGGCCGGCACCTCGCCCGATCGTCATCACGACCATCCCGACGGCGCCGGTGGTCATTGAGAAGGCCCCGGAGGTCTCAGCGCCCGTGCCGCTACCAGACCTCCCTCCTCCGCCCCCCATCGGTTCAAATCCAGACCTGGCGCCGAAGCGGATTGAACCTATCCTCCCGCCGCTTCGTGGTCCGGATGACGTCAAGCCTGTGCGTCCGCTCAAGAGCGGAAAGACGCTGGTCAGAAAGGACGCGCCGCCACGCGCCGCTCCGCGCCGCCCCGTGCCGCCCCGCGCCGCACCAGTGGTGCCGGAGCGACAGACCAACCTGTCGACCGCAACCAAAATAGCCCAGCGCACAAATCCGCCAAGCCAAGCCCAACTAAACCTAATCACCGGTCAGTGGCTGATCTGGCCCGGCGACGCAAGCTTCTAAACCTGGAGGGACTCACTTGACACGTTATTCCAAAGGCGCCGCAGCACGAGCAGACAAAGAGCTTTCGAACATCATCGCGTTCGATCGCGAGACGATGATCAAGTTCATGGCTCCGAAGTTCGATTTCATCACCGGGTCGTGGACAGTTGATGAGCACCGCAAGAAGCCACTCCGCCGCGGCGCCCCAAAGGGGTTCGCCACGGTCATCAATGGCTACGGCACGCACACCGATCGCAACGGCGACGAGATCCGCGTCTACACGTCGTTTATGGCGGATCAGCGCAAGCCGAAATACCACGGCGACGCGCTACGCGCTCACCGCGCCGAATGGGGCTGCGGCAAACTCAAGAAGGGCACGCCGGCATATGTCGCGCGCCAGGCACAGATTGCATCACTCAAGTCACCCTCGAGAGATTGGAGAAAGGCAGCATGAGCCCGCGAGACACATACCCCGTGGTCGTGAAGTGCATGGGTCACGAGATCGGCCTCACCGACGTCGAGGCAAAGAAATTGAAGGTCCAGAACGGTCAGGTTGTCAGGCAGGGCTTCGACGTCAGCCTGATGAAGCTGCGCGTTGCCGACGCGAAAGAGCTTATCAAGCGGGTTACCAAGGCCAAGAAGGCGCGAGAGAAATCGCGACCCGTTGAGAAGCTCAATGCGATGAGTGGCTTCACGCGGCGGACGTAAGTATGGTGTTGAAGTATTGGCGCGGAGATCACATTCGAATCTCCGCGCGATAGCTTTTGAAACTGGAGGCATTGATAATGGCGATTGATTGCGAGGCTCACGACGTGGCCGAAGAATAACGAAGGAGGGTGCGTTGGCAAAGCTGTCAGAGAAAGAGCGGATGCGTCGTCGCATTGAGCAATTGGAGCAGGCAATCGCATGGGTGCCGTCTGTGCAGCCTAGACGCTTGGCGCATGGTTGCGAAATTGTGATAGCAGATGCCGAATGGCAGGCCCTGAAAGCCGCCGCATTGCACAAATAGGAGGGTGACGTGACGACGCGGCACACGGCAGTCGCCAACAAGCACTGGCATACGCTGCCGATGGCAATCAAAGCATATCTCGTTTTAGGCGCTAGCTTTTCTCATGCCGATGCAACGGCAGCAGCAGAGCTTGGCATACGGGGTGACATAGCCACATTGGTGGACATTGGTTGGGTAAAAAGCGACGGCCCGAACCGTTACCGATTTGCCAAGGTGGTCATTGATGCGGCCCACAAGCCGTTGGGCACTTAAGGAGCGATAAAATGGCACTGCCGAGACACACGCCGATGCTGACCGTTGCCGCGTTGATCGAGAAACTGCAAGCGCTGCCCGCAGACGCTATTGTCGTGCAGTCGCAGGATGGCGAGGGCAACGGCTTTTCGCCTGTCGCTGATCTCAAGCTTGGCGTCTACAAAGAGGAAACGACGTGGCACGGTGAGTTCACCGACCACGAAGACGACATGCCAGATTTGACCGAACAAGGCGCGGTGCAATGTGTCTGCGTTTGGCCGACCAACTAACTTCAAGAGGGAGGCGCATTTGAGTTGTCAGTTCTGCAATCACCCGACGCCGCATTCGTGTTGGGACGCCGCCGAAGCTGCATCGTGCGGCAACTACGCAAATGCACGCGAGGGGATGAAAAGCAACACGGCGGCGTCGTCGCGGTAGAGCGTGAAATCTAACGGCGCGAGAAGCTTTTCAAACCCCTGACGCCTAAGCAGATTGAGAAGCGAGAGCGCGCCGAACTGGCACGGCTCAAGAAGAAATACGAAACGTAAGAACGGAGCGGCAAATGAAAATCGCAGTGCAAGCGAACGTGGCGGCAGACGTGGCGGCGAATTGGGATAGCGAGCCGAACGACCGCGCGCCCGTAAAGATGGCGGTTGCCGAAGCCATGGGCCGCATCGCTCGCACTCACCATTTGATTGACTGGCACGAGCAGAAGATGCCGGACGATTCGATGGTGGTGACGGGAACTCTCGCGATATCGGCAGCCGGTGACGGCCTCCCGGACTACACGCTGCAACTGTAAAGGGGGAGCGAAAGATGGCCATCTACAGGCGCAAGCCGACGACGGTTGACGCGGAGCAATTCACCGATGAGAGCAACCCGCCGCGCGGCGTTCATCGAGGCATAGCTTTTGATGGGTTCGTGGTTACGACGACGCAAGGACGTGTTGTTCCGGTCGGAGTTGGGGAGTGGGTTGTTGCCGAAAGCGACGGCGAACACTTCTACCCGATTGCAGATGTGGAGTTCCGCCGCATCTATGAGCCTGTTTAAGAGGGAGGCGAGGTGAGCTACTTTGAGCTTGAGTGCATGCAAGGCACGTCGACTACGACATTCTACAGGGTGTTGGTGTGGGCGGCGGATGCGAGGCAAGCATTCGATCGGGCGCGCCTTATGGGATATCAGCCCGTCGCGGTGGTGACGGCGTAAGCAACAAGGAGCCCAACTGACAAAGCCGGCTTTCGCCGGCTTTTTCATGCCTGAGAAAACCTCTGGCGATAGTAATGCACATTGGGATCTATCAAGACGTCCCACTGCGACATCGGGCGCGCAAGCGTCAGACCCTCATAAGTTCTCACGCGAGACAATGCTACGTACGTCTGACCGGCGGTGAATGCGCCCTCGCCGAGATCAACGCAAGCCTCGTCAACAGTCATGCCCTGCGCCTTGTGGATCGTAACAGCCCACGCCAGCCTCAACGGCATCTGGCGAAACGATCCGACCACCTTGCGGACGATCTTGCCGTTCTCGAGCTCAGCCTCGATCTTCTCCCACACATTGTGCGTGATGTGGTGGTGGCGTCCGCTCGAGTCGCGCACAACAACGCACGGCGCAACACCAGTTTCGTTGCCATTATCGTCATATGTGGTGATCTCTGTGATCTCATCGACCGTTCCGATGGTGCCATTGAAATAGCGCCGCTTCGGATCGTTGATGCAGATCATGACTCGAGCGCCAACCTTCACCTCGACAATCGCGTCAACGATGCAATCGCCTTCGCTCATGTTGTCGATCTTTGCGTGGAAGGAGTGAACCTCCCCCGGGATCATTCCAAGGCGTTCATCGTTGATGATCTTCGCCGTCTTGCGCTTCGTCACCAAACGCAACACGTCATCATCAGGATTTGCGACGCGAGCGTTGAAGTAGGCCAGCACGTCAGGCGATGCGTCACCCTCGCGCACCCGGTTCAGCATGCGCGCAAACATGCTCGAGTCGTCCTGCCGAAAGATCTTCGTCAACTCGACGATGTGGAAGTCGATCCCGCAAACCGGCGCGCAGAAAAACAACGGAGACCCATACAACTGCTGCATGGCCGGGCCGTCAGTCTCCTTAACCACCGGCGGGAGCTGCATCGGATCCCCAAGCGCAATTACCTGAACTCCCCCGAACGGTTTTTTCGGCTCGCGGCGGACGATGCGGAGCGTCTGATCCATGCAGTGCAAAACATCGCTGCGCACCATGCTGATCTCGTCGACAATCATCGCGTCAATGGCGCGCATGACGTCGCGGTTCTTTTGATTCCGCGGATTCCACGCGGCGACCGTCGCATCACTCTCGTGCAGCACCGACAGCGGAAACCGGAAAAACGAGTGAATCGTTTGCCCGCCGATGTTGTTTGCAGCAATGCCGGTCGGAGCAAGCTTAATGACTCGAAAATCCTCGTCAACAGCTTGCATGAGGACATTGATCTGCTCGCTCTTGCCGGTGCCGGCGCGTCCGCACAGAAAGATGTTTCGACCGCTCGCAACGACCTGATGAAATCGCAGCGTCTCGTCGGTCTGCTCAACTGAGCCACCATCGTGCTTTCGCTTCGCGCTGCGGATCTTCTCGAGGTACTCGTTTTGCAACTTCATTTCAGCGCTCCTGCGCTTGCTGGAGTCAAGTTCGCGGCGTCAAGCTTTCCGGATGCCACGGCGGCCTTGGCGTGACGAGACAGGAACAGCCTGGTCGACGCTCGCCCTCGAGTCTTTTCCGCCGCCTCGATGACGTCGCCCTCGGCGAGACAATCGGCGATGAGCGGCGCAATGTGCGAGTTTGCGCAACCAAGAGCGCGGCGGACATCAGAGCGCCTCATGCCGGCATCTTTGGACTCGTCAAGGACAGCGATGAGCTTCTCCATGAGAGATTGCTTTTTGTCGGCGCTGGGTAGCTGCCTGCGAGCCACGTAGGCGAACCGCTCCGCCGAGTAGCGGGCGAGGCAGAATCCCCAGACGACGTCAGAACGGGTTACGATCGGCCGGCCGACCGGCGTGAGTGCGTCTCGGCTGCCCCACACTCGACTTGCAAAGCGGCTCATCGCCGAAATCAGCGCGAATTTAGCCGCATTCTCGGCCATGCGGCCAAATGCCTGCTCATTGACGCCAGGGGTCGTGAGCGCCTTCGCCCTAACGGCATCCTCGAGCTGCGATACGTCAGCAATAAATTGCAACGCGCCATCGTCCATGTCGATGATCTCGGCTCGATCGATATCGAGCGGACCATTGAAATGCTCCATAGACCAGTTGCTGAGCGCGCCTGCAGTCTGAACGACAGACGCCGGAATCTCGTGTGATGCCTCGCCGCGCCAGAATGACTCGATCGTCGAGCGCATACGGGTCGGATCGATGTCGACTTCGACAATATTCAGTCGGTTGATGTGGCCCTCGGCCAGGGTGTTCGTCGTCATGCCAGCAAAGAGCGCCTCGGTCGTGGTGGCGCCGAGAATGGTAAGGTGCGGGTAAGGGATCTCCGCCGCACGCTTGCCGGCCATGGCGGTGCCGGTCCACACGCTATTGGATGCGCTATACAACGTAAGGAGGTCCGACATGATGCCGGCGGCGTGCTGGTTTTGGTTGCCGCTATTGCTCTGCCAAAACTTGCCGAATTCGTCGGTGATGAGCAGCTTGCTCATGGATGTGCCGTCAGCGCGCCGCTTGTCGTCCTCGACCTTCTTGCCGGTCTCCTGCGTCGCCTCCTCCGCCTCTTCCCTGTCGCCCAGGGCCGCCTCGAAAGCGTTTCTGATGGCTGCGGCGGAGGTGACGTTTGAGCCGAGGACGTGGCGTGTCGTGATACCCAATGCTTTTAAGACAGACTGGACACCGTTGATCGCGTGGTTCTTGCCACTCGACGATCGCGCTACGTTGATCATGTAGACGTTGGAGCGGAGACCGGTGCGGAGCTTCACGGATCCGCCGATAAGCGTCGAGACCAGCGCGATGCCGGCCGACACCGAGAACGGCATAATCTTGCGCGGCGCCGTGGCGCAATTCCACTCCGAGAACTCACGGATTAGCCCGTCGGGAGGCATAGACAACTGATCCGGAACCAGAGGCTTGTCTTGCGGCGTCACGCGCACCACCAGGCCGCCATACTTCACCGGCGTGTCGAGCTCGGTCGGATCGTTGTCGCCATTCAGGAGCGTCTCAATGCGGCGGAGCATGTCGTCATTGGCGAGCGACTCCGGCAGCACTTGAATGTCGGTAAGTGGGCAGGCTTGAGCTAGGATCTTGGCCGAGATCTCGGCGATCTGCTCAGCGCTGGGCGCGGGAACGTCGACCGGGAACGGCGTGAGAGGGAACTTGGACTCCCATAGGCGACGTGTGGCCCCGTTGTTCAACGCCTCGATCTGGCGCATCTCGGCCGATAAGTGCCTGATATAGGCTGCAAATTCGGCAGGGGTAAGGCGTACGTCGCGCCGCTGGTCGCCATGAAGCGCTGGGTCAAACTCGAGCGTGATGGGCCGCGGCCGCTCGGCCTGGGGCGCCCACTCCTCGATGCTGTCGCCGATCGCCCGCAGATCGATATGCAGGTTCTCCGGCTCGCGGTGGAGGCGCACCTCCCGGGGAAGCTTGATGCCGTGGCGGCTCAGGATGTTGACGAGCGACCCTATACCGGTGGATCCGCGGTTGTTCTGGGCGGTGTTCCAGCGCCGCAGTGTCTCGGTCGAGCTGTACTTCGGATGCTTCGCGCTCCAGGCGTCGAACTGGTCGAACGTGGCCCCAGCATTGACTGCAGCGATGCAGACGCGCGTCCAGTCGTCCCAGCCGCCCTCGTTGGGCAGAGCATTCAGGATCCAGTCGATCGCGGCTGGCTCAGCCTGGTCAGACCGGTTCGAGGCGGGAGCGGCGCTCGAGGGCGCAGCAGCCCGGCGCACACCAGATACCTCCTCGTATCGTTGCGCAATCAACTCGATCTGGGCAGCGGAGATTTCAGGCAGCTCATCGACCGGTGTGTCTGCCGGGCTACCATCGCGCCAGACGTACTCGCGAGCGGTGTCTGGGTGTATGCCGTAGGAAACGAACTGGCGGCCATGGGAGAGGATCTCCATGCCGTACTTGACGCCGGCAGCTTTATCGATCCACCAGGGCGGCATGTTCTGGGAGGCGATGGCGTCCACCGCCCGGTACATCAGGAGTCGCTTCGGCGCGCGGCCGGTGCGGGTGGGCGCTTCCTTAACGCCGGTGATCCTCAGGACGTCGGCCTCAAAGCTCTCGGCGATGTCAGCATCGAGAATGTCGATGTCGACCCCGATCACGGATCCGCACGCGATACCGACGCCGCACTCCAGGGATGACCACAGGTCGACCGCGTATTGATCGGGCGGCTCCGTGCACCAGTGCTCCCATTGCGTGATGGCGACCACCGTGCCGTCGAGCGCATGATAGCCCGGACGCTTCCCCCGCGGGAGGATCGGAATGGCGCTGTAGCCGTTGTCGATCGATCTGCGCCCGAAGCGCTTGTAGTACGTCATTTTCCCTCGGCAGCGCAAAGTCAGTGCGTGGCGAACATACGCCGCGCATTGTTATCTGTCAATGTTGTTGGTGCAGTTACAACACGTAGATGAGCACAAGAAGGCCGGCGCCAATTCCCGATAGAAGCCAAGGAATCGGATCTGACTTCGGTGGCAATGAATGCTCGGCGTGGCCTCTGTAGCCGCAGACGATGCAAGATAGCCAGCCTGAGGCCACCACCTCAACCACGTACTGCGATTTGCATCGAGGGCAGATCATGAATTCATCCCAGCAAGCATCCTGAGCTTGTCAGCTCCCTCGCCGGTTTCAATGAGAGTATCGACCTCGGCCTGCGTTAGAATGCCAATAGCAACAAGAGGTTTTGCATAATCCCTCACGATATTAACGCGACGCTCAAGAGCCACTCTCGCTCTGCGCTCAAGGTGAACATCCAATATCATCCTAGCGCGTGCCGACGGGCTGAGGGACTTCATGCTATTGATAGAAGCCTCAACATCTCCAAGCCAACTGGTTTGATCTTTGTATTTTTGCGAGCTTCGACTCGGAACCTGCGTGTGCTCCAGAGCGCTTAATACTTGACGTGCGCCCTCCGCTTCCGGCGAAACGGGTGTGGTGAAATACTGCAAGCCGCTCGAGGTCGCGCCGTACGCGCCTTCGCTTACCGGCCCGTTTGATGCATCTGAAATAGATGCCGCAATACCTCCGCCGAACAGTCCAAAGATACCGCGACGATTGATAATGCTCATGCTGCCTCCTGGATATCGATGTTCATTTTCTTGAGTAGCGATTTGTGGCGCGTCTCGAACCGCTTCGCCGCAGCCTTCGGCGTCATCTCTTTAATCTTGATGTGCGCGATCCCGGCCGGCATGACGAAGTTGTTGAACGCATTCCACTTGTGACGCTTCGGACAGAGCTGCTCATACTCGATACGGAGAGCGATGAGATCGGCACGCTTGACGACTTCCCATTGGCCGGTCGTGACGCGCGCAGGATTGACGCCCATGATCGGCAGCAGCACAAGATCGGCCTGGGACTCGATCTCCTGTGCGCGATAGGCAACGATCTGCTTGTATGGTGTGATGACATCACCGACGGCGATCTCATGCACATCGTGCAGAAGCGCGAGAAGTTGCGTTTCCATCGACGCTCCGAGAATGCGAGCGATCTCTGACGTCAGCACAGAATGCTGACAAACAGAATACGCAAACTTCGTGGCGCCGTTGAAACGATTGATTTGCGAGAGCGTCTTGATGATATGACGCGGGCGCAGCGTCGAGAGATCGTGGCGGAACTTTGAGAAGTCGAAGGCGCTGCCGTCGATCAGCTGAGTCCATTGAGATCCTGACGGGTCGAACTCGGTGCGCGTGTCGGCGACCGGTGAGAAGGTCCGCATCACCTTGGATCGCTGTTGATGGCGGAGGAGGGTGTCGATGGTCACCTCGGCGGCGCCCAGCTTGACCACGGTTGGTCGCGCGACCTCGGACACGTTGAAACGGTAGAATCCGTAGTCATCGACCTTCGGATTGCCGAGTAGTGGGTGGATCTGCTTTACGCGAGTGTGAAACTTTCGCAGCTCCTCATCACCGTCGGCGAAGACGGAGGAATACGGCGTGCCGCGATAGCGCTCGATTGGACCAACGTAGATCACGCCGTTTCTCCCTCACTTCGACAGATCGAACTCATACGTGCCGGCGATGTGCTCAGGCTCAGAGATCACGACCTCGCCCTTGAACACCGGATTAGGGTTATCGTCGTTGAACGCCTCGGCGCACGCCGTGGCGATCAGATCCGCGTCCCATTCCTTCGCCTGCTGCTCGGTGAGCTCGAGCGTCTGCTCGTCGCCGTTGATGCTGAAATTCACGTCCATGTCAGTCCTCCTTGTTGATGTTGTCGGTGTAGTATTCGATGGCCTCTGCTATGCGAACCGCTGCGAAGTAGATGCAAAAGCCCATAACTCCAGGACCAAGCAATAGCCCCCAGGCGATCTGATCAAGTGAGCTTGCGACTGTCATATCAGCTGCTCAGCTTGATGTGATCGCCGATGCGGAACATCGCGACCTGGAGGCGTGTGCGCGTCACGCCCGTCTTCGCCTCGACCTCAGCCTTGAGGAAGTATTCCTGGCTGATCGCACTTGCGATGTCCGTCAGGAGCCGCACCTCAGTCGCGCGGGCGAGCATCGCTTTTTGCTTCGGCGTCTTGACGATGCCGTCGTGCGGGATGTCGATCTCGGCGGTGTAAACCTTGAGGTCGTCAATCAATCCGACAAAAAAGCCAGCGGCGACGAGCCGCTGCTGCTGACTCTTTGTCAGAATGCCCTCGAGTATCTCGAGCTTCTCCTGCGGCATTGACTTCATTGGTCTTCTCCCTCTCGAGCAAGTATCCGTGACCGCGCACGTTCGTGATTTGGTAGCCAGTGCCGACCAGGGCGGCGCGAGCCTTGTGAATTGTCACATTGATGTTCGACTTCATGTTCTGCGAGTCGATGTCGCGAAAGACGCTCTCAAAGCCTTCTGTAGGCACGAACGTCCGTTTCGTAAGCAGACAAAGAACCTCGGCGACACGCCCAGCAGCTGGAACACGACGATCACCAATGACGATCTCATTTGCGACCATGTCCACTGTCATCTCGCCGAATGGCTCCGACCGGCGTATGGACTCACAGCACTTGCAGCGTTCAACAACTACCGTCGACATGCGAATCCTCCCTCTTTAGACGCTCCAGTCATCGGTCCATGTGAAGTGACCACGTGGACGCTTAGGCGTGCTGACAACCTGGTTGCCGGCAATCACCGTGTTCGAGAAGTCCTCGACGACGAGCTCGCCCTTGATGATGCGATGCGACTCGACGCGACCCTCTGACGTCACAACGATAACCGCACCGCCGATGCGGAGGATGTCGTTGCGGAGATCCGCCAGATACGCAGACTTGCCTCCACCGCGATGAGGCCGCGAGAACGGCCTCACCCGAATACCTGGAAATGCGACGATGTTCTCCATCAGAAGCGCTTCCGGTTTTTGCTCTTGTCGCGCTTCGGAACGTCGCCGCGCTTGGCGTTGTAGGCCAACTTCTCGATGATGACCTTGCCGACGTCGATGTTCATGTGGCCAGCGAGATCGAACAGCCGAATGATCGCGTCGCAGATCTCGACGTCGAACATCTTGTGATGTGGCAACTTGTCGTCCATGAGGTCCTTGCGGAAACCCTCCATTGCCTCCGCAATCTCACTGACGACAAGCATGAGGAGCGTGCCTGTGTCGCGCGGAAGGTCCCACCAGCCGTTTTCTTTGGCTGCGGTGTGGACGCGGTTGCGGAAGCGCAAGAGGTGTGCAGCGTGGGAGTTGTCGACCGCCGCCAACATCTCTTCGCGAGACATGCGGGCCGCGCACTCAATCTTTCGACGCTTGCTTGGCGCCGCCTTTTTCTTTGCCTTGCGAGCCATCACCGGACCCCCATCGAGGCCGCGGCATTGCGGGCGGCGTCGCGCCACGTCGCAAGCTTCTTCATTGCGTCCTGGACGGCGCGCGCCTGGTTCTTGGCGTCGTCGAGCGCGTTGTGGTGCGTGCCCTTCGCGCGGTAGGCCTTCATGTCGATGCCGGCGATCTCGTAGATCGTGCGCGTGTCACGATAGTCCCAGAACTTGATCGGGTTGCGGATGCCATACGCCGCCATTGCGTTATCAATAATAACGCAGTCAAAGCTGGATCCGTGAGCCCACAGCCTAGACGCTCCGTTCGATTGCAACCATCCGACGAGAGCGCCAAGCGCCTGGTCAGCCGGGATGGCGTTCTCACACGCCAAGGCCTTGCGCGCTTCTACTGACTGCTGCTGCCACCACGCTGCTGTTCCAGGGCAGAAATGAAGACCCTTGTCGTCCTGGCCGTCGCGCTTAACGGTGCAGTAGAACTCAGGGCCGAGCTTGGAGCCGCCAAACATCACCGCACCGATCGAGACGATGGCCGCATTACTGCGAGCGCTGTGTGTCTCTAGGTCAATCATGGCATCTTTCATTGTCACCCTCCGTGTTGTGAATTCTCAACGCCTCACGCTCGTTAAGGTAACCATACGATTCGCATGGTCTTTTGTCAACATTAATGTTGACAGATTAACCCTTCATGCGCTTGGAGAAGCGAGCAAGCTTCTCCTCGAGGTCGGGGGAGAGTGGTTTTTTCGGAGCAGCTGCCGCGACCATCTCAGGAGTCCACTGCTGCTCGTATTGAGCGCGAAACTCCTCGCGAGTCATCTTTGCGATGCTTTCGTATTTCTCCAGGAGCGCATCGATCTCCGGTGTTGAGAAGTCGACGACTCCGCCGCTGGTCCAGAGGAGCATCAAGACTTCTCCGTGTAGAGCTCGATCGCTCCGATGATGGCCCAAAGCGCGCTAAACACCGACAGGCCAGGCAAGTAGCTGCCTTGCCGAAGACCGAAGGTCGCGCCGCTCATGATGGCGAGAGCAAACACGCCGAAAGCGCGCGAGCGCTGTGATTTGTCGAATACCCTCATCAACCCCTCCCATCCATGCGCCGGCCGGTGTTCAGCTCGATTTGAACCGCGCGATCGTCCCAGAGCTCGATCATACCGAAGTCCTTCACGTTGGTAACTTCAAGCGCTGGGAGTCCGTGCTGAGCGCACCATTCGTGAATGTGTTTCGTGACGATCTCCGCATCGCGGCAGACTCGAGCGGTAAAGATCTTTACCGTCTTTCCTTCCTCGAGCCAAATCTTGACGCGCGACAGCATGGGCTGAATCGGATCACCGATGTGTTCGATCCCGACCCAGCCATAGTATTGAGCGAGCGTGCCGTCCAGGTCAACGCCAATCCAACCGTTCTTACTCATGCCCTCTTTCCTTTCAGCTGTGGCTTATTGACAAGCCGCTTCATCGCCGCGACCTGCGCGGGATTCTCTTTGCGCCACCGGCGCCACGACTCATGTCGAAGCTTGTGGCGGATCCAGGCGCGAACGTCGGGCTTTGCTTTGTATGATTTGCGGCGGCGCTGGACACAGCTTTTGCAGCGCGAGCCGCGAGACGTACTGTATAGGTGGTGTCCGCAAAAGTAGAGCTTACACCCACCATCCTTGTGAATGTCGCCGCACAAGAATGCGAGCCCGCGATCGATCTCTCGACGGCACTTTGGGTGCTCACAAATGCACGGCACGCCGTAACCGATGTCGCGGTCGCGCTCATGGTCGTAGCCGATTGACCAGCTCATTAGAGTCCAGTCCTCCTGATGTAGTAATGATCGCTGTAGCCGCACGGCCCACACGAGTGGGCAAATGGTATGTCGAGGCCGGCAACCGTGACGTTGGCTGCGCCCCACCCGTTACGCATGATCTCGAGTCCGGTGATCAGCATCTCGTCACCGTCCATCGTCATCTGTTTGATACCCTCGCTCACGTTGCGGAGGAGTGGAAAGTTGGGATTGCCGTATGGCTTGCCGTTGATGGTGATGCCGGTGCGTTCAGAGTCGATCATGTGTGGCGCCTACTATTATGGCTTTTGCTAGGGCAACCAGGTCGCTATCCGAAAATTCCGACCTTGCCGCATTGAAGTGCCAGCAGACGAGCCGACAGTTTCTTGGTGTGTAGCCAAGGTTGACGTTCTTACGATCTATTGAGGGGGCCGCCCTGTTTTTACTTCCAATGCATTCCAAATCAAATTTTATACCAGTAACCTCACACACACCTTTTTCAATTCTTTTCTGTATCCACTTGAGTGTAATCGAGAACTGAATGCCCTTTAGTGCAGCCCTAGACTTGGCGCGCTGCCATATTGTTTTTGCTCTACCGTATGGCTGCGATCTGTATTTTCTTGATGCACATTTTTGCCCGTCCGCCGCCTTTCTTTTCTCTCTTTTGGCGCTAGCCATGTCAACGGCTCCTTAAAATTCAGCTTCTCCCTTCGGCGCGACCGTCGAGTGGCAGCTTCCATTTTTTTTAATATATCATTGGGTATTGGCCCATTGATGGTACAGCATTCATTGCATCTCGACCTCAATCCATCTTTCGATGTGTTGTGCGCTCTGTATTGTTTCACATCCACATCTTTTCGACATGATGAGCATTTTTTCGTTACCATCTTCTTTTTGCCCCCATGTCTAGGTGGAACAACCCACACCCTCGACCACGGCAGTAGTGCGCGAAGCCACCAGGCCACCCAACGAGATGACGAGCAGCCGCGCGCCAGTTGCCGATAATGCGAAAGTCGACCGCGAGAGACCGCGATCCGCCGCGATAGTGATAAGATCCCCGGACATGCTTGCCCGTGCAGATGCTCGTGATAACCACACGCCCGAACGCTCCGGCCTGACGGAGTCCGTCCTGTAGGTTAGCGTGCAACGGGGCACAGTCGCGCCCGCTCTGGGTGTGTTTGCGGTGAGCCTCGGCCGGCACAGATAGCAGGCACAGCAGACCCAGCGCGATGCAAGTGAAGCGCACGTCTATGCTGCGCTGTAGGAGGCGATCCCGACGCTTTTGCCACTTGAGCATGCGAGCGTCGGCGATCATCGCCATGAAGTACCAGAAGGCCTTGCGGGTGTGGGGGAAGCTCATGCTGCAGTCCTTTCCTCTCCGGCGACGAGCGGCAAGAATGGCCCAGCCAGACGGTCGACTTCGCGGCGGAGTTGCTCTTTCAGCGGGTGTTCAGGCCAGCGCTCAAGATCGATCTGCGCCGCGAGCTCGGAAGCCCTGGACACACACTCGGCCCAGGTCGGATAGATCTCGGCGAGCAGTAGCCGGTAGGCTATGCCGATAGTCACGACGGTGTGTTGTGCGATGGTGAGTTCGGTCACTTCGCTTTCCCCTTCATCTTGTGCCACCGCCGAATGATCATGTTCTTGGTGATCTTCTTGCCGGTGGTCTCTGATAGGTCTGCCGCGATCATCGAGGTCGATCGCAGCCGGTAGTTCTTGCGGATGTAGGCCTCCATCTCCTCCGTCCACTCGAGTCCGGGCGGGGGAGCGAAGCGTTGGCGAACGCGATGCACGACTTTGCGGATGTCCTTGCCGCGATAGATCGCGCTGCCGTGTGGTCCGCGCACAACGATGATGTAGGGCGCTGTCATTTCACGAGGTCATCCCACCAGACGCGAGACACAAAGGTGGCGTTGATGCTCTCTGAGAGCTTCCCAGCGCGGTAGATGTCGTACCAAACGACGGTGATGTCGTCCCGGCGCTCGATGCGCTCGATGCTGTCCTGGCCAACGTTGTGCCAGATGAGAATCGGCGTCTCGGTGCGGATGGCCTTGATGCGGCGGTTCTGGTCCCCCGGCTTGCCCATGGTAACATTCAGCTTGAGCGTTTCGCGCTTTCTTACGTCTGGCCTTGCCGTAGCTTCGGTGTCCGACATGCAACTCACCTCCGTCTGGTTACGAATGACGTGTCATTATTCACTATGTGTGGTCAGTTGTCAATGTGACCGGGTCATGACCGCTTCTCCCCCTTCGCGCTGGGTGCGTCCGGAAACCGGATCTGCTTGTGATAGCTCGCCGACGGGCCCACAGCGTCGAGATGGACGCGGAGGAGGTAGCCGACACAGAGGGCACAGACGACCGCGGTGAGCAGGCCCAGCGCCCCGATGATGAGGTTGGTGGGGGTCAAGCGGCGGCCTCGCGGAGCTTGGCGATGCCGGCGTCGGTGATGGAGAGCTCGGTGGTTGCTCTGCCTCTCGTCTTGACGGCGCTCTCCGTGATAAACCCACTCGCAAGCAGCTCAGCAACGGCGGGCGCTATCTTGGAGTTAGCACAGCCGATCCACCCGCGAATTTCAGAGCGTCTGCAATTTCCACCCTCAAGCAGACGAAGAATCTTGGTGGGGGTGACATCCCTTGATTCGGCTCGACGTCGTGCCTTGCGCTTTACCGCCTCATCCTTGAGGGCGCGTGCCACCGCCAGCAGCAATGCATCAACGAACGTGGATGAGAGGGGGAGGGTGCGAAGTCTTTGTCCGTTCATACCGCTGCCCCTCCGTCAATGCCCGCAGCGGCGCGGCGGAGTAGGGTGGCAATGTTCTGGATGCCGTCCTTGTTGACGCCGGGCATCATGAAGCAGGCCGGCCGGCGCGTCGTACTTCTCGGCTCGAGCTTGACGGCGCCCAGTTCGACTGCCAGTCGCAGTGCGGGCCGGGCCATAGCTGAGCTACACCCGATGAGGCGGCGCGCCTCAGATATCGGCTGGCCGGGATTCTTGAGGACCTCGTGAGCCAGTTTCAGGATCATGCCGGCCTCGACCGCAGCGCGGCCGGATATGCCCTCCTGGCGCGCTATCTCACGAAAGTGATTGTAGTCTGAACGCTTACTAGAAATTTCCAGCCCGATCGCGCCGGCGATCATGTCGAACCCACTCTTAGATTTCTTCACTTTTTCCATTGTGACATCTCCGTTTGATGCCGACGAATCGGCGACCCATTGACAACTCACCATGTCAATGGTCGAGCGTCATGGTCAAATCACAAGACTGTGATTGCGACAAGGTAGAAACAGCCGGAAAGAGGTGAACTCAAGGGCGCAACAAGGATGCAACTTTGAGGGCTTCTGACGTATAAACCAACTCAAGATGCGAGCTATTTGCTTATAAACCAACTCAAACAGCGAGCTATTTGCTTATAAACCAACTCAAACAGCGAGCCATTTGCTTATAAACCAACTCAAACAGCGAGCCATTTGCTTACAACACAACTCAAACAGCGAGCCATTTGCTTATAAACCAACTCAAAAAATAAGCTCTTGGGTGGTTGATGTTGCCACTCAGAATGCTGACGCCTTACTCAAGATGCTAATTCGTTAAAAAATTACTGTACTCAAACCCTCGATAGAAGTTCGATCGACGTACTAGTCATGTAGACAAGCGAACAACCACAACCGACAACTATACTGTTAACCTTTTCGACAACTCAATATGTCAGTTTTTGAGGATCAGGTTGCATATATACAGCGTTCAATTCAATTTCTGGTTGACCGGAAAATGTCGTTCTGATGCCGTTCTGAGAGCTTAGAACGTCGAAAACTCCAATGAAATCAGGCGTTTGACCTTAAATACTACTGACGGGGGGGGGCACCCTTTCGCAGACACAGATCCATTCCCTGTTCTGTTCGACTATATAAGCACAAAATACTTATTCTTATTCTTATTATATATAAGGGGGGGGGAGG